CCGAGAGATCAAGACGCTTACGCTCGGAATTACGATTCATGTTGAGAAACAAGATAGCATCTGCGGGCATATTCATCTGCTTGCGAGTAGCAATACGCTCGGAGGCACTGAGACGATTGAATACGGCAGTATCAACACCATGCTCGAGAACCGACAGGGTCTTTTCGGTCGTGGGGATCCGAGACTTCAAGTAATTCATCCACTTCTCGGTAAAACAGAAGATACGATCAGAAGCCTTCTCGATATTGCGTAGAAGACCCTGGTCGCAACCCTCATACACCTGATCGAGATAGACCCATACCTGAAACGTCTTGGGTACATTCTTGATAGCATCCAAAAACTGGTTCACAACAATAGGATCATTATAAATCATCACAATATCGGGAGAACAGGTATCAATATACTCGGCAAGCTTGTTGAAGCCAAATCCCTGCTGGCGAGGATCCTCGTTTGCAGCAGCATCGTACATGGTGACATTCTCGATAGGACGCATCACAGATGGACCGCGAACAGGCGAACGCTGGAACCCGAAATGAAACGTCTTGACGATCGGATGAAGAGTGCTCAGCTGCTTCAAAAGATTGTAGGCGACCTTGGCATAACCCGTTACCTGCTCAACATGGGTAGATACCAACAAAAAACGAGTAGGCTTGGCGGTCATTTTATTGAAGCATGCGAGTTCCCAGTAAATGAAATATCGGGATATAACAATGTCTACGAACGGTGTCTCTAGAAGCGCACCTCTACAAACTACAGGATGTAGACCAGGTACAACATCGGCTGAAACAGGCTGTTCCGCAAACACGCCAAAACTGGTCATGCAGTTTTCGAGTGCTTCCGAGGTAGCTGAATATAAAAGAAAGAAGGTTGCTGCTCAATATTACAACAACCCCCAAAACGTGTTCCCTATCAAAAACAGGTATGCCTCGATGTTTACCACCTATAAAGGAGCAACTGCCCAAGGTATCCCAACATCTTCTTCGGCGTGCTGCTCTGGAAATCTAACAAGTAGATCGGATGGTAAAGATAGTCCTGCTTTCTTGGCAAACAAACATCTCCAAGTTTAACCAAATATAATCGTCCAAGGATTGTAGCTATACTGCTTTTCTAGCAAAACATGAGAAATACCGTGAAGAGTTACCACGATCGACAACATCATCAAAATCTTGATCATGCTGTAAGTTCCAAGTGTTTTTAGCTTACCAAAGTTCAAAACCGATAAAGCAACCGCGGCAAGCATCAGAACACCACCCAAAGAATGAGCCCACAAAGAAGGATACATTTATTACTAGTATCTCACATTTTCCTTCATCTTGGGTATTCGGGTATATGATTCAAATCTGTCCATATAGCTAGGTTTCTGTATCGGATATAAATCTGTCACAGAGAGCTCGCCAGTTAGTGGAACTAACCATTTCCGAGCATTTTCACCAATCCAATCATAGTTGTAACGTAAACTCAAAAAGGCATGAATGGCTACAAATCCTAAAAGTAATGCTATCAGCCACACCATTGTTAGAAGTGCTGAAACAAATAGAGCTTGATACAATAATATGCCCGGCGGATTATTACAACTTGTCGGCGTGGGAGCCCAAAACCAATTTATCAACGGAAATCCGTCAATGACCTATTTTACATCAATGTATAAACGATTCACCAACTTTGCGATGGAACATTTTCATCTTGTATTCAACGGAAATGACCAGACTCTTACCACCGTAGGTACGAAAACACTCCGGGCAAAGGTATCTCGATACGCAGATCTCTTACACGATTGTTACTTGTGTGTGAATCTCCCAGATATTTACTCGCCGCTTTCAGCAGATACTACCACCAGCCCTACATCCGCAACACCCTACAATTTCCAGTGGATTCACAATATTGGGTACAATATGATCCAGGAAGCCTCTGTGCTTATTAATGGATCCCCAGTTGTGACAATTACTGGCGAATGGATGAAGATTATGTCGTACTTGAAACACGATAAAGCCCGTCGTGAAATTTTGGATCAGATGATTGGAAATGTTCCTGAATTGTATGATCCTGCTAACGCCGGTATACGCTCAAACCAGTATCCACACGCAATTCAAGTTCCAGGCAGTATCGCACCTGCCCCCTCTATCCGTGGAAGACAGATTGTTGTGCCTCTACCTTTTTGGTTCTGCGAGGAAATTGGTCAGTCTTTACCACTCGTTTCACTAACAGAAGCCGAAGTTGAGATTTCCATCACATTCAAAAATATCTACCAGCTTTTCACAATCAATGATGTTGTACCAACAAGCCCAACCTACAATACGCGTATCATAGGCGAACCTCAAAGCAATAACTACGGAATCCAGAACTTTTTATCTCCACCCAACAGCCAAGGATTTCCAACAATCTTGACAAATCAAAATTGGAATTTGAATCCATACATTGAAGCAAACTATATCTTTTTGACAGAGACTGAAAGAGCACATATTGCTGGATATGAACGAACCTACCTCATCAGCCAACCTCGCTCTCTTCCCGTCATTAATCAGTATGGTTATAACGATGTTCTGATTCCAATGTTCAATTTGTGTACGCGTGTTGTGGCGTTGTTTCAGAGAACAGACCGAGTATTGTTGAATGATTGGGATAATTACACGAACTGGTCAGATCCTTCAATACCACAAATTGCCCTCACCGGACAAACAAGTCCTCTTCAATTTTATTCTGCGGGTGTGAATGATCCAACAGTACTTTTGAATCCGGATATCTTACAAGAAGCAAATCTCGTATTTGATGGAAAAGAGCGATTCAATACGAAAAACTCCAACTTTTGGAAATTGATTGAGAACTATAAATACACACCTGGGAGCACGTCGGAACTGCCGGGTATTTATCATTATTCATTTTCGATTGATCCATCCAAAATAAGCCAGCCTTCAGGAAGTGTGAATGGATCGATGTTTAACAAGACCGATATTGTCTATACTTTGCAGGTACCTCCAGTTGTAACCGCAAATCAAGCTGTACAGACATCCGTGTGCGTTATCAAAAGCACCGTATTCAACAGTGTTCCAACTCCTGCTCCGGCAAACGCAACAGTTCCCCCAGGACCTGGATTACCACCTCTTGTTCAGCCAGGTCAAACAATCCTGGTTTACAACCCTTTAACGGGAAACAACCAACAGTATCAGTACAATGGTATAATATACATTGAGGCTTACAACTTTTTGAAGGTTACAAGTGGCACAGCAAATGTCGTATTTAGTACATAATGGCAAAGGATACAGTGCCGGATGTGGCACCTCCGATTACGCCCTCTCCCAGAAGTATATCTACTTCTGCTCCACCTCAAGCAACCGTTTCATCTATCAACTCGTTTATGTGGTATGCATTCCTCTTTCTGGCGTATATTATCTATCATCGTCTGGGCTGGGAGAGCGTAAACTACCTTGTATCGGTAACGACAAGTAGTAACGGCAAAGAGCCGGCAATACTTAACATGTTATACTACGTGTGGCTTGTCCCGATCGTGGGGATACTTGCGTCGATCGTATCCCCATCGGTAGGCTCAACCGTCATGTGGTTTATCGGTTCCTCGATCGCCACAGGTGTTTTCTTATCGATTGCGTGGATTTATGTGTATTTTGTAGGATACACACCTTACTCGTGGGAATCAAGCTGAAACCCGTACAAATCTCTCGGATTCAAAGCTAGGAGTTCATCAAGAGCAGTATCGGGTGTATCAAAATTACGAAAGAGGATCTGATTCACCTCTGCTGGTGTCCACTTTTGATTCATCGCTTCATCTGTCCACACCGGGTGATCCGGTGCCTCCTTATCATAAAATCCCTCCACCATCTGACGAAGAACTGCTGTACTACATCGCATAAAATTGACAATCATGTCAATTCTACCCGGTCGTATAAGTGCTCGATCAATTCGTTCGGGGAAATTCGAGGTGATGACCAACATTCGTCCAGCAGATTCTAGTGTTCCGTCCAAAATATTCAGAAGAAACGACAAGTCAATCGGATCTTTCAGTACTTCATTGTCATCCACAGCAAATGGATCCTCGGCTTTCTTTTCTACTTCGGGTTTCTTCCATTCACGACGAAGCACTGTATCACCCATCGCATCAATATCTTCAATCACATATAAGCGTTCATGAATCGGAATGATAAAGCGTTCGAGGGTGTTGCCATTATACACGTTGATTTCCTCACTGAAAAATAGATGACGTAGCTGTGATTTGGTCTTGATTTCAGACAACTGGACATTGATGATGTGTCGACGAGCTACATTTGCGATTGCTTTCGTCTCAGATGTCTTTCCACATCCCGGATCACCATGAAAGAGAAATCCCAGCGTATATGGAATACCCTTCTTCTCATACCAACGCCTATTCGTCAGAAAGAAATCGGTGTGTTTTCTCACTTTTGCCTGCTGGTCGAAATATACATTATCAAAGGTACGTGTCGTGCTAAACTTGTGCTTGGAATACACCAAAAACTGTGTAGGCAGAGGATTTTGGCTTGAACGTTTGGTATTCTTTTGGACAACCTGGTCGAAGAAATACAAGTGTGTCCCGAGTTTATTCACCATTCGACGTTCATAATCTTGGTTACAGGTCTCTACAAACTTTTGAAGATGCTGGATATCGTGCTCATTCGAAAAGATCCGGAACTTGATGTTTTTGATAGCACCATCATCCACTTCTACCGATTTTAGTTGAAAGTATACGTCTGTATCAATACATACCGGATCAAATTCGTACGGCAAATAATCATGGTTTGCAACTGCCAACAACTTGCGAATTGCGGGTGTACAGGTGACATAATGAATCACAGCGTCCATACGGGTCAGGAAAGGAGGTGCTCCGCCTTTCGTGTTTTGAGCAGCATTAGTTCCTCGCTCACACTCGATTTCCGATCGACATTCTCTTGGTAACTCGGGTCGTTTTAGCGATCCCACCCATTTTTGAATGGACGGTACCCACTTTACCATATTTTCATACAAATAAACGTATGCCAGGTTCCTGATTGGAGTAATACCCAAAATAGCCTGAATGGTTATCGCACTCTTTAAAAGGTCGCTCAGAGACACGTTCATTGTTTAAGTTGCTTGTGTTCCACCTAAACCCATACATTTATCCAGGGTTGTCGTGGCAGAATGAACCGGTTTGTTACGTTTGAGACGCAGTTGTTGAGATGCTTTGTCAACTGTTTCATTTGAGAGTGAAACATAGGTCTTGATATCACGAGCAGTAGACTGGGTATTGATAGAAGGCATGTAAAGCCGAATAGGCGGCATCGCAATTTGAAGTGGAGATGATCCCTCTTTAATGTATCGGCGATATTGCTCAATACTTAGCGTTCCACCAAACATACGAAGACATCGCTTATCAGGAGCTGGTGAAATATCGGTGTCTGCGGGATAAATTGAGGTGTACAATGAACGTAAGAGCGAATGACGAAGCCAGCGTTGAGCATCGGTTAGTAGATGGTCGGAATAACAGTATGCCAGAGCACATTCCGGAGAACAGAAATTACCTTCTGCACTATATTGATTGATATAAACATCATAGTGTGTTGGAAGAACTACTGCTTTCCATGCGAATGGATGACAACACCAGAAACACGCAGTACCCGATGGATACGCAAGTTGTTGATGAATCTTGGAGATAATCGTGTGGATCACAGTTTCATCAAATTGCTGTTGATTCGCTTCTTCTTCCTTTAAAATTACCGCATAATCGGTCGTCTCAAGTGCTTCGGGAACAGGTGCTTCCTTCTCGGAATGTTGAAGATCTTTCGAAACCTTCAAAAAGTATACCACCGGATCATCCGATAAAGGTGGTTCCTGCTTTGTAGTGGCTTTTCTTGCTCTAGGCGGCATTTTATTGTTTGTGTAATCTCTCTTAAATAGCCTCAACCCCTCAAAACGAACCGATTTACACATTGGAGAAACCTCCAGCATCAAATGGCATCCGCCGCATCCGCATACAAAAAGCAAACGCATCGCGAACATATTCTGTCTCTCCCAGATACCTATGTTGGGTCTATCGAGACAGCTCCCGAGGAAATGTACGTGATTGAAGATGAGAAATTTGTTCTCCAAACTGTTGCTTCCTTCAACCCAGGTTTCTACAAACTATTTGATGAAATTGTTGTGAATGCTCACGATCATGTCGTTCGTACTCGGCAACGCGAACTTGTGCCTGTAAAGAACATCACAATTGAACTCGCACCCGACAACTCGTGGATTGAAGTCACAAACGATGGTGCGGGCATCGATGTTCTGGAACATCCCGAGTACAAGTGTTGGATTCCCCAAATGATCTTTGGAGAGCTTCTAACATCCACAAACTACGACAAGGGTGAAAAGAAACTCGTGGGTGGTAAGAACGGGTATGGCGTCAAGCTTGCCAACATCTTTGGAGCAGAATTGCGTGTTGAGACGGTTGATGCGATTCGAGGCAAAAAGTATTCACAAACGTGGAAGAAGAATATGACGGTTGTTGAAGCTCCCAAGATCACCTCAGTCAAAGGAAAACCCTACGTATCCATTCGTTGGACACCCGACTTTGCCCGATTTGGAATGCCTTCATCAATTCCAGCGGATCTTATTAAAGTTCTACGTCGCAGGGCTACTGATCTCGCAATGACAGTTGGAAAAGATGTCAAAGTTCATTGGCAACACGGCGATGAAAAAACCACCATTAAATGCCGTGATCTTGGTGTGTATGCGGGCGAGTATGTTTCTACTCCGATTGTTCACGCAGTCATTAACGATCGATGGACAGTGGCGGTTTCTGATACGCCTATTGAGAAGTTCATGAGCGTTTCGTTTGTCAACGGCATTTGGACATCGAAAGGCGGAACACACGTTGATTATATCACCAATCAAGTTGTCACACATATCGTGGAATATCTCGAGACGAAGAAGAAGGTCAAGGTCAAGCCCTCACTTGTGAAAGAGAATCTCGCAATCTTTGTCACAGCACAAATTGAGAATCCTTCCTTCAATTCGCAAACTAAGGAGACTTTGACCACCAAAGTTTCAGCATACGGAAGTACTTGTAAACTCCCCGAAGAGTTTCTCAAAAAGATTCAATCCAAGCTGGAACTGCTTGATAACCTCATTCTTGCCCAGAAGGAAAAGGATGAGAAGGATAATAAGAAAAGCGATGGACGTAAACAGTCAAAAATCTATGGCATCCCAAAACTTGAGGACGCTTCTCTCGCCGGGACAGCCAAAAGTTCCCAGTGTACCCTCATCCTCACCGAGGGTGATTCCGCAAAGGCAATGGCTCTCTCAGGTCTATGTAAAGTTCAACGCCAGTCCTTCGGGGTGTTCCCGTTGCGGGGTAAAATCATGAATGTGAAAGATAGCTCTGCTTCCAAAGTAGAACTCGCCAAAGAAATTGCTGAACTTAAAAAGATTATCGGATTGGAATCCGGTAAGAAATACAGTTCCGTATCTACACTCCGATATGGTTCCATCATGATCATGACCGACCAGGATTATGACGGGTCTCATATTCGAGGTCTTCTTATCAATCTGTTTCACGAACTGTGGCACGATCTGATGATGATTCCAGGCTTCTTGACCTTCATGGCTACACCGATTGTCAAGGCAACAAAAGGAAAGACGACCAAAGTGTTTTATACACAATACGAATACAACCAGTGGAAAGAGGGGGCAACTGGGTGGAACGTACAATATTACAAAGGACTTGGAACATCTACACGCGAAGAAGCCCAAGAATATTTCAAAGAAATGAATGTTGTTAAATTCTCTTATAACGAAGCATCAGATCCCGCAATTGATCTGGCATTCAACAAAAGCCGTGCCGATGATCGTAAAACATGGCTCCAAGCTCACGACTCCTCCGCAATTGTCAAACCCGGAAAGGTACTGCCATACGACGAATTTGTTCATCGTGATCTGATCCACTTCTCTCACTACAATTTGGAACGATCGATTCCATCCGTGATGGACGGTCTAAAAACATCTCAACGTAAAATTCTGTTCAGTGCCCTGAAACGTAATTTGGTGACTCCGATCAAGGTCGCACAACTCGCAGGATATGTCTCGGAACATTCGGGATATCATCATGGCGAAGCATCACTAAATGAAACGATTATTGGAATGGCACAAACCTTTGTGGGTTCCAACAATCTGGCATGGTTTGTGCCGAAAGGACAGTTTGGTACACGATTGGAAGGCGGCTCTGATTCAGCAGCACCACGATACATCTTCACATGTTTGCAGCCGCATATCAAACATCTTGTTCCTTCTGAAGATCTACCCGTTATGGCATATCGCGATGACGACGGAATGATGGTCGAGCCCGATTGGTATGCCCCTGTCCTACCAATGATTTTGGTCAACGGTGCTCGTGGCATCGGAACAGGATATTCGACTTTCGTCCCATCCTACAACCCTTCTGTGCTCAAAAATGCCTTGATCGAATGGCTCTCAAATGAGTGCACAGACGACGAGGTTCTCCGGAAGGTTACACTTGTTCCGTGGTGTAAAGGATTCACGGGAAAGGTCGAGGATGTTGGAAAGGGCGACTTTGTTGTCACAGCAAATTATTCGTGTAGCGGCAAGAACATTACCGTCAAAGATCTTCCGATTGGAACATGGACTTCTCAATTCAAACAGACGCTCGACGCATTCTGCGAGAAGAAGGAGATTGTCAAGGATTACACCGATACATCCACCGATACCGATGTCTCCTTTGAAATATCATTGATTGATGCTCTGTCAGTAGACAAGCTTGAAAAAGTTTTGGGACTCTCCGACAAGATCAAGACATCCAACATGCACTTGTTTGATGTGGATGGACATATCAAGAAATACACAACTCCGAATGAAATCTTGGTTGAGTTCGCACATAAGCGTCTGGAAATCTACGTCAAACGAAAGGAGCATCTCTTGAAAGAACTTGCCGCATCCTTGCCGTATCATCGTAATGTTGTCGAGTTCATTCGACTGAATTGCGAGGACAAGATTGATCTTCGTCGAAAGACATCGGATGAGTGTAATTCTATCTTGACAGCTGCGGGTCTTGAGCGAATTGAGAGCAGCTTTGATTATCTACTAAAATTGCCGATGCGATCTCTGACGAAGGAAAACATCGAGAAGCACGAGCGTGAACTTGCTGCTCTTCAACGACAGATTGATATTACTACGAAAACTGAACCGTTTGAAATGTGGATGAAGAATCTGAGTGCGCTTTCTATTTAGTATTGTCTTGAATTAGTTTAACAATGAATAACAACGCACAATATTTATATCAGTCACTTCTTTCAAGTGCAGATGAAGAAGCAAGACAAGATTACAATGTTGATCCTCGAGTTCAAATGTACCAAACACGCAATTTAGAACAAAATGTAAATCCGTATACTGGGATACCAAGTGCTCAACTACCTGAATTTGAACAGAACGATGAAGATCTGGCACCTCCTGTTCAAGATGCACCTGAAACAACCGAAAAAACCTCGATTGTAATTATTGATACAGCAAACCGAGACTGGGTGAAGCAACCAAACGCATATTCATTTGTTTTTTCATTTGGAGCATCTCTTCCCACCTCCCAACAAAGTGCTCTTCAGGTACCGTATTACTACAACAATGCTTTGGTTCCGTTTGCAGCATATGATATGCCTCTGAATGCCAATAGCAACTTAGGTTCATCAAGCCTGATTAATGTCCAGCAACTTCCAAACAATACCCCCCGTATTATACCCGGGACATCCATTCCAGTTCCTGCGCCGGTCGGTACACCTGGAACAGGTGCTACACTCGGTCAAACATACGGATGGAGACTTGTTGTGGACACTTCAGGCAACTTAAAACATGCAGATCCCTTCAATCCGAATAATATTCTACCTTCAGATCAAATCATTTATTTTCCCGTTTACAATCCTCGCGAATCTCGTGGTGCAACAATTGGGATAGATACTATATTCCAACTCATTACAGGCGGCGATTTAGGGTTTTCAACACAATTGAAAGTGACAAATGTTACTTCACTAAAACTCGCACGAGCAACTATTCCAATTCGTAAATTTGATCCATATAGTCCAACTGAGATCGCATCAAGTTGGTTGAACGCATTACATACCGAACCGTATCTCCTAATGTATGTTGAGAATTTGAAGGGTATTTATTACGGCTCAACATCCAATATCCAAAACGCATTTACTGCTCTTGTTCAACAACAACGTCGTCCTCTTGATATTACTGTCCCAGGTGTTCTCATTCAATTCCAGGATTATTATCCTTGGTCAAAAGAGGCATTCGAATTTACACCACCCGTCGCACAACTTTCTAATGCTGTGATTTCACTTGCAGATAACAATGGTAATTTTCTGTCACACACAGATGATCTCAATCTTATTATGATTCGTATATCACCCGATCGTTCAGATGTATCAAATGGGTTTGGAACGCTCACATTTTACATTACGCGTGATATAGCTGCGACTACATATCCCGATACCTCAAATTTAACCAACTACTTTTCTTTGAATGAACTTCGTACAGGTGATGAACTGGAGTTTTATGCTCCTGTAATTTCGCAGATCTTGAATGATCCTCAGACAGATACCATTACCTCAAACTTTTTCAACTACGTCTATAACCAGGGTGTTTTTGTGACCTCTGTTCAACGTGTAGATCTATCCGGTTCCTATCCTCTTTTAAACATGGGTTATTCTGTGAATGCCGTTATTAAAACAACCGATTTCTCAAATACCTTGGCAGTATATTCAAACCTTTCAGAGCTTGTATCTCTAACATCAACCTACAATATACCAAACACGATTGTCTTGCGCCAGATAACAGACTTGTCATCGTTGGATCCGGCAATTAATGTGCCACGCTACTCCAACGTACCTTCATCTTTTGAGGGAAATTATCCCCTTCCAATATTGAATATCAATATGCAATCTACATTTACATTTGAAGTTGTTTCTGCTGAACCGAATGTCGCAATTCTGGGTAAAATTCCTGCGACATAAACAAAGATGTCTGAACTCGATCAGATTTATATTGGAACTGCTATTCCAAATGCTCCAAAACACACCGGGTTTGTACCAAACCTTGTAGATCCTGAAACTACCTCGACACAAGCATTCAAGTTGTTTCAGACCCACTACGAAAATCCTCGCTTACCCTTTGGTGCGACCTTTCAGCAGCAAGCCACGATTCGTATTCATACCGCAACACCTCTAAATCAGCTATATTTTAGTGATAAGAATATCGACTATCTACAGAGTGAGCTGAGACACCGTGTATGGATAGCCTCGAATCAGAAGCATACGATTGAGCGCCAAAACCCGGAAGATTTAAAAACGGTCATGCGAAGCTACTACTTACAGTATTCCTTTAACAATCCTGATCGTGTCAAGGAAGAGTTAAACGAACTTAATGAGCGTGTGTTGGCATATACGGTGGATATGGTGATGGTTGAAATAAACCAGTATTTGAAGTATCGCAAAGATATCTTGAATTACCCTGAACAAATCAGCCGCCCAATAAATGCGAATATGGTAGGAACCAAATCTGCGGAATTCAAGCGATTTTTCTAAAGAAAATACCCTACAATGAAGACGTTCCAGGAACGTACCTATGCCCTATCCGAAAAAGGACTTCTCGTTTGGGAACCTTCTTGGGATACTTTTCGTCCTGTCAAATCGGTAGTGTGGAATCCGGCACATCAACAGATCGAGCCCTATTATGGCGTATTTATCCATGATATTTTCGATATTCACTACGGTTATAATACCGAAGAGTTACATAACTTCTGTATTGACTATACCGATGAGAACCTCTACGATATTCGGAATGCTGAACCGATTACAAATATACAGGATTTTTGGAGATGGTGTGGAAGTAAACTCGAATGGAACCGTGACCAAGCGATATCCCTTCATCCTTGTAGTGAATCAACCTTTGACAGAAGTAAGTTTTTGGAGAGATTAGGATTACGATCAAAAACATACAAGAGAGCACCGCGGAATATAAAAGGAACAAGAAAGGTGATACCACAGTAATGCGAGTGAACATCATTTCAAACAACCGTAATCAGACGGGACTTTCGCAGGATGTTGATCTACTTCATGGAATATGGTGTGTTTTGTTTCCCGATGCCCAGGTCAGAAGGTTTCATCACGCACAGCCGGAATGTGATGAAGGAGACGTCAATATTTTCATGGAAATTTTGAATCCAAGCTTGTTTGTGTATGCGGGACTTAACATCTGGATTCCTAATCCTGAATGGACATACACTTCATGGACTCCGTACTTTTCCCAGCTTGATCATATATGGTGTAAGACGGAACATTCTGCTGCTTTATTTGCTCCGCACAACACGTCTGTACGCCACATTGGATGGACATCCATATCAAAAAACGAGTCGCCAAAGAATTATCAGAAAGCGATTGTAGTGGCAGGTAAAAACACCTTTCGTCATCCTCAAATTGTAATTGATTCATACCGTCTTACACCCGACACATCTCTTCTTCCTGAATTGAATGTTGTATACGACAGCACTCGTATGAATGTTGTGGTACCTCCCGGTCTTGAAAACAAGATTGTCTTACATCCAAATACCCTTCATCAGAAAGAGTACGATGCTCTCTTGGCAGAATGTGGATTGGCAATATGTATTTCTGCCGGTGAAGGATTTGGACATGCTGTGAATGAAGCTGCTTCAACCGGATGTATCTGTATGCTGAATGATATTCCTGCGTTTGTAGAGTTGGGTTACGAATCTATGTGGATTCCTCGTAATAAAGTGATTCCCTCAGATCGGATCGATACTTTGTATTCTACGCGTGTTGTAGATGTTTTTGGAGGTTTTGATCGGTATTTGGGGTTATCTGAAGAAGAGAAGAAGCGTATGTCTGCCCAAAACGCAGAAATGTATCGTTCAAAACATCTTGCGTGGATTGAGTCGATGCGTACTGCCATTACTGGCTTGGATATTGGCGAGTATTCGTTAGAAGCGTCTTCAACACCCGAATCTGAATTGCCAGGTGTCACAATTGTAACGCCAACACGGGACAGAGTTGCGTTCATGGAATTGTGTGCGGGATGTGTAGATTCTCAATGCTATCCCACCGATAAACTAGAGTGGATTGTGTTGGATGATGGGAAAGATACGTGTGAAGACAAGATCAAACACATTCCATTCGCCAGGCATATTTTGATGATGCAGGGAAAAACGATTGCGGAGAAGCGGAATATGGGAGCTCATCTGGCAAAGTTTCCAGTAATTGTACATTTTGACGATGATGATATTTATCCGCCCAACAGTATTCTGTTTCGAGTGAGTATGCTTATGCGAGGAGGTAAAGGAGCTGTATTCTGTTCCACAATTCCGTGTTATGACATCAAAAATCTGATTTCATTTATGAATGTTCCTCCCCAACATCTGACACAATCGGAGCGAGTATCGGAGGCGACAATGGCGTACAAAAAAACGTTCTGGGAAGAGAAAGGGTTTCCGGATGAAGTAAAAATAGCGGAAGGTGACGCATTTATTCGCGGTCGCGAACATATGTGTCGGGAGATTTCTCCACAGGAAGTTATTGTAAGTTTAGTTCATCCACGAACGACATCATCAAGAAAAGCACCGAAAGGTATGGAACCAAACGGATGTCATTTTGGATTCACAGATGATTTGTATAAAATGTTAGGACGTATTGCGGAACAGCTTTCTTAATACAGGGAGCGGCGAGAGCGGCGGCGACGGCGACCACCATCCTCGCCACCCATTGGAGTAATCTCCTCGCCACCACGGCGAGAAGCACGGCGACGACGACGACCACCCATTGGTTCCTCGCCACCCTTTATACCACCATCACCCTGTCCACCACGGCGTCTGCGACGACGACCACCATCCTCGCCACCACGGCGAGTGCGGCGACGGCGGCGACCACCTAGGTCGTCACCCTCACCCGCACCTAGACGTGTTCTTAGTGTTCCGCGACGACGACCGCCCGTAGGAGCAACAGTTACCTGAACACCACCATCAACAAGAGGAAGAGGACTTAAACCAGACATTTGTTTTATACTTGGAAAGCGAGATTTTTTTACGCAGAGCACATGGTACAAGGTTCGACAGTAAACTGTTGAGCCGAGGCGACTGCCTTTGTTCGCAAATAGTAGCATCCAGTTTTCAAACCTTGCTTCCACGCATACACATGCATACTCGATATACGAGCATATGTAGGATCTGCTACAAACAGGTTGAGCGATTGAGATTGGCATACAAACGGTGCCCTATCGCGACTCATATTGATCAAGATCTTCTGAGGAATTTCCCACGCTGTTTTATAAAGTTCTTTGATGTCTGCTGGAATACCTTCAATGTTCTGAACACTACCATTTGACGCAATAATCATATTTCGCATCTCGGCATTCCACAATCCAAGATTTGAAAGATCGGCAACCAAATACTTGTTCACAACGATAAAGTCCCCTGCCAATACATGACGAACGTACATATTGGAAGTAAACGGCTCAAAACACTCGTTATTTCCCAAGATCTGGGATGTTGATGCGGTTGGCATCAACGCAATCGACAACGAGTTACCTAATCCAACCTTCTTTACATTACTTTCCAACCATTCCCAATTCAGATATGGCGTCTTTGTAGGCTTCTCGCCCCACAACGCATATTGTAGTCTTCCTTCACTTGCCGGGGATCCTTCGTGTCCTTTGTTTACCAAGGTATTGTATGAAACAGCTACGCTCCTGCAAATAGCAGCATAATACATATTTTCAAAGATTTCTCGGTTCAAAGAAGCAGCTTCAGGGGATGACCAAGGAATACCCATCTTTGCGAATACATCTGCCAATCCTTGTACTCCGATCCCAATCGGTCGTGAGCGGAAGTTGGAACGCGAACACTCGACTGTGGGATAGTAATTCCGATCAATAACAAGGTTGAGATTTTCTGCCAAAAGAGACGTGTAATCTCGCAACCCTTCAAAATCGTACGTCTTGTCTTTACGAACAAACTTGGCAAGACCAACACTTCCAAGATTACACACGGCTGTCTCGTCAGGAGCCGTATATTCAACAATTTCGGCGCATAAATTGCTGCTCTTAATTGTGCCTAAATTCTGTTGGTTGGATTTTGAGTTACACGCGTCCTTATACAGCAGATAGGGCGTTCCCGTCTGAATTTGGGCGTCCAAAATCATTGTCCAGAGTTTTTGTGCTGGAATCACCTTGCGTGCTTTTCCTTCGCGTTCGTATTTAGCATAGAGTTCCTCAAACGCAGGACCCCAGCAATCGGATAATCCAGGACATTCGTTGGGACAGAACAAAGACCAGTCTTGTTTCTGCTCCATACGCTTCATAAACAGATCAGGGATCCACAAAGCATAGAACAAGTCTCGTGCCCTATCCTCCTCAGCACCTGTATTCAATTTCAAGCGCATAAAGTCTTCAATATCTGCGTGCCATGGCTCAACATAGATCGCAAATGAACCATTACGTTTTCCAGCCTGGTTCACATAGCGTGCGGTATCATTAAAGACCTTCAACATAGGAACGATCCCAGATGTCTTGCCATTTGTTCCCTTGATACGCGAGTTCTTTGCGCGGATATTGTGTACTGACAACCCAATACCTCCACTCCACTTGGAGATTTGGGCACAGTCTGCGAGAGTATCATAAATACCCTTGATCGAGTCATCCTTCATTTCTACCAGGAAACACGAAGATAGCTGTGGCAGAGGAGTTCCAGCATTAAAGAGTGTTGGTGTTGCGTGGATGAAATAACCCTGTGAAAGTGCGTCATAGGTAGACTTGATCTTTTGAAGATTCGGCACAAATTCAGAGTTTGTATGGATTTCAATAGCTACACGCATCCACATATATTGAGGACGTTCAACGATAACCCCATCCTTTTTTAGAAGATAACCTTTCTCAAGTGTCTTGAATCCGAAATAATCAAACATAAAGTCGCGATCATCGACAATCATTTCCTGGATTTCAGGATTTGCCGAGACAAACGCAATCTTTTCAGAAACAATGCCGTTTGCGAACAAGATATCCACACAGTCCTTGAATGTTGGTGGTGTGTTCTTTTGGTGGTTATCAATCACGATACGAGCAGCAATCACGCCGTAATTCGGATGGTTACGTGCCTGCATCATCGCACACGTTTCAGCAGCAAATTCATCGAGACGGGCAGTTGTGATACCGTCTTCAATCTGTGAACATACTTTTTGTGCTACCAGTGTAGGATTGACATTGTCTAGACCGGTCGAGAGCTTCTTGATGCGCTCCAAAATACGATCAAACGAAACCTCCTCACGAACACCACTACGCTTCAAAACGAACATTGTACTGTATACGTAGCTTCACTTAAAACGGATCTGTTTTGTAGGATTAGAATTTGACCAGTAGATGATTGAAGCTGTTATCGCATTGTACGGTATTCTTTCAATTGTTAATGGAACTCCAGAACAGTACTTTCGACTGAATTGTCTTTTAGCAGTTCAGTTGGTAGCACAGGTGTTTCCAGAGACTAAAATGGCTATGTTTGGAATTTTATCGTCTTATACATTTATGTTTACCGAGACACCGGTATGGCTTCTTTTGGATACTTATGTATTCCTCGTTATTTTAGGAGACCATACAGTAAAAACAATTTTGTGGAATGCTGTTCTTCCTGGTCTCTTACACACTATAGCTCAGCAGTTTTGATATATGTACTCACATGCATAGACTCTACTTCTTTGATAAACAATGACATGGCATAGGGCATTTTGAGTGTAACAATTTCACCTTTTTGCGTTGTATCTAGCAATCCACTTGATGGCTGATAGAGCACCTCATGTTCATCTGAACGTTTCATAAAGCTCTCTTGAATGAATGCTGATACACCGTGTGCGATCAACCCATCACGTTCCATCTCTCCAATACGTAATCCACCACCCGCACTTCTTCCTTCGAGTGGTTGATGTGTCAAAAGCGTTCGTGAGCCTGTATCTCGGTAATTAATCTTGTCTTCGACCATCAATTTTGAACGAAGATAGTAGACAGGACCCAAAAAGATCTCCATTTCCATCATTTCGCCAGTCATTCCGTTATACATCATATCCGATCCATTCGGTTCAAATCCGTGTTTCAACAACAACTCACGATATTCGGTTACTTGATTTTGTGCTGTAAAGGGTGTTGCGTCAATGAGGGATCCCACAGTATTACCGATACGAGCACTCATTGATTCCAGATGTTGACCAGTAGTCATACGCGAAGGAATCGCATGTGGATTCAGTATTAAATCAGGTCTCAATCCTTTCGAGTTGAATGGAAGATCTGAATCCGGCATAATCATACCCACTGTACCTTTTTGACCTGCTCGTGAACTGAATTTATCTCCTAAAATAGGACCTCTTGATTCCGCTACTCGGACTTTCACACCTATAATACCGTCTTTCAGATTGTATACTTGAATTCCATCCACAATACCCGTCTGTCCTCGTTTAGGTGTCAACGAAACATCCGAATGTCCTTTTATTACACCGGTGGCATCCACAGATGGCGAAACCATACCTACAAGCACAGTATTTTCATCAACGTGTGAACCCAACTTGATAAAGCCATTCTCATCCAATTTCGAGTAATCCTTATCCGGCTTTGTTTTTACAGTTTCGGAATATAGTGGGTTCAAAGCAACATTTGCGATCTGTGTATGTATTTTTGCGTTTGGATCAATCATCTCTTCGGAGGCACTATACGAATGGAAATATGTTGTGCGAAACATTCCTCTATCCAATGAATTACGATTGAGAATCACGGAATCTTCTTGATTGTATCCCGAATATGTGGCGATAGCTACAATTGCGTTTTCACCGTAGGGCATACAACCTCCTCTCCCAAGCATGTGGGGGTATGCCCACGTTTCACAAATGGGTCGTTGAGGACTGTTCAAAATAAGTGTGATTGTATCAAATCTCTTGTTGAAATTGCTGTGGAACCACGATGCGCCCTGCCGACATTGAGCGCACGAAAAGCACACACGCGGAGAAGGATTGTGATCGCAGAAGGGGATAACAGAAGATAGAGGAGATAGCATAAAAATACCATGAATTTCAGAAGGGTTTGTCGCACTAAAAGGAGCCAACGAGATCCGGACTGTATCACATTCTTCAGCATCTACAAAATCAAACGCGTAGGCTCTCAGAGTATCCCATGTCTTTTTTGACAAAACTTGGTCATGTGTAACACCTTCACGATAGAGTGGGCGCATTGTACGACCTTGATCCGTTGCTAAAATCATATCGTTGTCTGTACGATTCCAAGCGATTGAAACAGATGGGCTTATCGCTGCCTTCCTACGCATATCGATCAACATTCGGTACAACTCAATTGTGTCGCGTGTAGAAACACCCATAATATCACCATTCAGACGAATACGCGTCCATGAAGGATTCCACGAAGATGGATGTATGGTTGAAAGAGGTCTAAAATGAGGAAATGATCGTAATGCGGACGCGATCTCTGAACGAGGAGAGGAGGTGGACACAGTTGTTAAGAGTGCGAAATGTTTCACCATTCCAACACTGCGTCCATCAGGTACATCAGAAGGACATGTAAATCCAAACGAACTTCCGTGTAATCTACGTGCTCCCAAAATCTTGGAGCTTTCATCCATATCCAAATTTGTTCTTCGGAGTTGCGAAATAGTGCCCAACATAGATACTCGACTCAGAATCTGCGATACTCCGTCTTTTCCACCCCATTTACCCTTGAATGATTTTGACAAACTGTTCATGAAGGTATAGTGTTTCCAGTAATATCCGATATTTTCACGCTGTACAAGATTTGTGATATTTCGACCCGAGTACAATCGTTCTTCAAAGTGAAGACGTGTGTCCAACGCAAGAGTCATTGCTTTCGAAATATCATTGTATGCCACACGAAACTCCTGAAAGATAAGATCACCCGAAACATCAAAACGCTTAAACCGGAAATGATCACGATCGGTAGGTTTTGTGATTCCTGCCGCACTCTCCATCGCCATTCGTGTCATGTAGCCTAAACAATATGCCTTTTTACGATACATTGCAGCAGTATCTTCATCTTGTTCAATGTGTGGAAATGCCAAGACCTGTAAGTTGTAAAAAACTTCTTCAATACTGCGTGTCTTTGTTGTTCTTCTAAGAATCGATAAATCGTTGATGTTATCATCGTCTAGACGACGGTCATGCGATAACACAAACTGCATAAACATATCATCGTACAACGAACGATCTTTATCGGGAATACCCGCCAAAATTGTGTCGTAAATGTCCTTGTCATTTGAGAGTCCGAATGCTCGGAATACCGAGATGAGTGGAATTGATTCTTTAAATCCGGGGAGTGTCAGAACAGGTATACGACCACTCACACCAAGTCTTGTCGCACCTAAATCCGTAATCTCTTTTTCTTCTGCTTCTTTAAGATCGACTTCTCTTGGTTTTGGTGGAATCTCCAAGTAGTGTGATGAAGGTTTACGAATACCATCTTCGGAAGCACTTCGGATCGCTCCAAAAAACGACCGATCTTCACCTCGTTCACGCGTTTCTCCACCTACAACATCTTCACCTTTTACCGCTTTATAAATTTTACTTCCTGAATAAAACAGGTTGTTTCCAAGCCGTTCTTGCGATAACAATACACGCTCACTACCATCAATAATAAAGTATCCACCCAGTTCATGGCGGCACTCACCCTGTTCATACATTTGATCGGGATTAAGAGCAGAAAGATGGCAGAACTTTGATCGGAGCATCAGGGGAATCTGTGCGATCATGATATCTTGAAATAGCATGACTTCGGGTGCTCCGGTTTCAAACGTGTATACAAACTCAATATCTGCCTTGACATCGATGGCATATGTTCTGTTTTCAGTTCGGCATGTATTTGGCATCACAGCTAATTCAAGTTCATCGAGTGGTGGTGTGTAACGAATATGCGAACCATCGCGACGACCTACCCAAATCTCAATAGATCGTTTTTCAGAAGGCAGTAGTAGTTTAATAGGGTTTGAAGCCTTGATAAACAGCGGAATCTGACGAGTAAGCAAATCATCAAACGAGTCGATGTGATGCTGTACGATTGGGTGGGGTGTGTCTATATAGTACGTATTACATATGTGCCGAGCAGCTGGGGCAGACATTCCTCTCTTACAATAAGTAGAGAGAACTATGGACGCCGCAACACGAACAAGATATATTAATGGATTCTTGACGAGTAAATACCTGAAAGATGGTATTATCGTTGGGACTACAATAGCAATATTTGCTTTGTTTGCATACGTCTATCTTTATTTAAAACCCACGGTGGTTCTTCCACCACGCGATTGGGTAACACCGTGCCCAAATCGTTGGAGTTATGATCCCGATACAGATTACTGTACCCCGCAGTATTCAACACCATGTAAGTCGTTCATGTCTTCATCATATATCGATCCAGAACAACGATGCGATATTGCTAAATCGTGCGGAACTTCATGGAAGGGAATGTGTTCCTAATTTACAGTGTGTACTCAATCTACAGATATGTTGTCCGAGTCCTATCGTCCTTCTACATTTGATGAAATTATAGGGCATGAAGAAGCCAAAGACACTTTAAAAAACTACCTTACTCGAAACATACCTTGTTATAGTGTTTTGATTGGTGGAACACCCGGTATTGGTAAAACCACTCTCGTATTAGCCGCTGCTCGGTCGTGTGGATATGAACCTCTTGAAATTAACGCCTCACGATCTCTTCGTTCCCACGACGACGTTTCAAGACTACGTGAATCATGTCGCGCCGCAATCTCATTCACATCCATTCTAAAGTATGAAGTGCCTCGTAAAACGTGTGTGATTCTTGATGAAGTGGATGGAAGTGATCCACATGCTCAACGCAAGATTCTAGAGTGGATTAAAGATCCTGAACGTCAAGTTCCAATATTGTGTACAGCAAATGAAACTCCCGTCATTTTTAAGCGTGCATCGGAACACGTTTGTGTTCATCGATGTATGCCACTGAATGCTCGAACAATTTATGATGTACTAAAAACACACCTCCCTGAAAATTTTGATGAGTTTTTAGGTATAGTGAAAGAATGCCAACACGATGTGCGACGTATCCTACATCGTGTTCAATATGGCACATCGGACAAGCCCAGAGTTGTAACAATGTCGGGAGATTGTATTGTTGACCTTCTCAAGCAAGAAGAAATGTTTTACAAAACAAGTCCCATAATACGGGGTCTTTTATCCACTGGAACCTAACAATGTTTTTTGCGTTAGCGTCATTGGTGATACGAGCAGCAAACTTTGCTGGATTTGCGAGCATCTGACTCTTGTTTACAGTATTAAACTGATGCCCAATCACTAAAATCACATCTTTTGCTGGAAGCATACACATCGGAAGCGTCCAATCGCGTGTAAAAGATCCTTCTTCTGCTTTTTCAGCATCGGGAATAAACCGTCTGTTTGTGGCAATTGATGCCCTAAACAAATACGTTGCCGCCGTCGAGTGATTCTGACCATAAGGACCAGTCTCCATCAACACATTCTCCTTTGACAAAAATACAGGCAAGACTTCACACCCGATAATATCTTTTGTGGAATCCTTTTCAAGTGCTTCAACACCTGCCTGAATACGATGCTTGACATAAAAATCGTCATCGTCCCAAAATGCGATGTAGGTAGGGTTGAGTTTCAGGGCTTCTTCAAGACAAACATTCCGCAAATATCCAATCGGCTTCTTACCTTCAATATGAATATAGGTATGCGGAATATCCTTTCGTTCCTGGATTGGAGCCCAGCTCTTTTCCTCATCGGTGGAATTGTCCAAGATAATCCAATGTAGATTCGGATATGTCTGACGCTTATAACATTCAGCTGAAAAGTTCAGAGCAAATCTGCGATTGTAGGTTGGCGTACAAACCACAACAAGAGGACGGGACATTTATTGGTTTGCGTTTGTTGTGCGTATATCATTTCGACAAAGCGGGCAAAAAACACTTCGACTATACCATGTATTGGCACAGTTCTGATGAAAGCTATGACCGCAGTTTCGCAGAGTTGATACAGATCCACCACCACTTAACGTCTCCTGACATATCGCACACGGAGCATTCATCGGACCCCGATTTGGAATCAAGCCAGCATCACGTTGCTGAGTTGTTGGGGCAACTATAACCGGATCCATCGCACCTGGAATTGGTATCGTGATTAATTGAAGAATAGCGTTGCTAATACCTTCGCGTTCCAAAGCATCCAGAATACGCGTCTCATTATTCAAAAATTGCCGTTCATCATGATGATGTCTTCTATACCAAAAATAGTTGTTACGAGCCTCCGCTAGATTTTGCAGTACTTGAAGTTGTACAGCCATTGTATGTAGTATACAACAATCTTAAAGTGTCTCACAAACAGGATTTCCACCATTTTTTTGCCGTTTTAGACTGTTTAATCGCACGTTTAACTATGTCTGAATCTGCCGTATCAAAAGTTTTTCCGCAAAGTAAAAGTGAGTTTGTTCGTGCGTACCCCCACTGTTGTTGTGTAGCACCTGGACGATGCCCAGTTCTCCACGCAGCCATACCTCGATTATAAGACTCTTTAATAAACTTTAAAGGTACACCTGAAACCTTTGATTTTTGTTCTAATGAATTGGCGTTTGGAAACTTTGAATTCCATGTTTTCGTATAACTTGATTTTTTAGTTTTGACGCCAATGTCTGTTTTAAAGCCCTTATAAGCATTCGGATTTGTCCAAGATAACGAACCATACTTTTGTATTTCGTGTCTTCGTCTTGTTTTGTTTTTGAGCGTTAATCCCCTATAATACTTTTTAGGGTAATATATTTTCCGAGTTTTGCCCATTGTTAAAGGCTATTTCTTAACTCGCCAGAAAGAATTTATCGTGCGCTCCCCTCTCTGAAGAGCCAAAACATTCTGAATATAAGGTGCATCCAGGAACAGGAGTTTGTCCAGATGCTTTTCCTTGTGTGCCAATACTTTCAGAGTCGCTTCTTCAGCATTTTCCAATTTCTCATAATACTGTTCATACAATCGACTATATGAAGGTGATGGTTCCTTGTAACCTTCCAAATCATCAATACACAGAGCAAACAACTGAGCAACCGGGTTCTGGATTTGGTTGGTCACATAGTGTAGTGTATCGATTGGCAACTTCTTCTCCCGAACATACTCGATGCTCTCGATACGATCTCCCTGCAATTTCTTATCAGTCTGAATATGAACGAATTTCAGACGATCGCCTACATTTGGGGCATTACCTGGATCGCGCTTTGTCATCCTATCAGCAAGTACACGATGAGCAGGCAATGTTGCTTTGCCTGTATAGCCTTCCTTCATCGCGGCATAATCGTCACGCAACTGTTTGGTGATTGCGAACTTTTCTAGGGGAAAGTCGCCTTTGACAACTTTTGAAATCATATCTTTGACGAATGTAGCCGCAATTTTGGCATTCTTTTGGATCAGGAGAATGTCGAGGGCACCACCAAACACATCTTTGACAACGGGGGCATTATCACGTCGTTTCAGAACAATACCCATCGATGCCCTGTAACACTTTGTAGGATCCTCTTCGTATTTCATTCCTACATAACGCTTCCGACAGAATAAGATGAAGGGATAGAATGTCTTCTCGTAACCAATCACAAATGCCCTATGGCGACATCGATTCGTAATGAGCTCCGCAGACTGTTTAGCAAGATTTATTGATTCGACGAGTGTTTTCCCACTGAATTTCACAAAGATAGAGTCCGTGTCTCCATAAATGACCTCTGCTCCAAATTCTGTCTCGACTGTGGACTTGGCAAACAAGAGTTGTCGACGACCTACCGCAGTTGTACACGCTGCCACACAAATCTTTCGGATCGGCGATGTCTTTGAACCCATTTGACCATAAATTGAATTCGCAACAACCTTGTACGCCAATTGAAGACCGTTATATACTGATTTTTGAGCGTCATCCACTAGGGGATCTTCCATCTTTTTACGTGCTTCTTTTCGTTTGCTCAACATGATTTCCAGGGATCGAGGAATCAAGCCGGTAGAGAGCTCGTTGTCTTCGTTCGGTCTGACATACACGCATACACACTTTCCAATCACAACTTCCTCTTTCTTGATATCGTAGGATACTTCGTTCACCGGAATACCTTTATAATCTTCGGAACCTTCGCGACGAGTCAATTTCCCATCGTTATTATAAGTTTTTACACAGATCAAGGTATCAGGAGACAGATTCTCACCAATCATTGAGGAAGGATAGAGTGAGTTGAAATCCAGAACGGCGACGGGAGTATCAAGGTACATCCCGATACGCGGTTCAATCACGATCGCACCTTCATATCCTGCATCACCTTCAAACGATTCTTGTGTAACAATAATTTGTGAACGTTTAGAAGCTTCGTAGGCGACACGACTGAAGATCTTGATTCCTTGTCCACGCAGAAACAAGTATTGAAGTGGTACGAAACAAACATCTGCCATACCGCGGGCATTAATCAGCGTGTCAAGTTTTGCCATCAAAGTAAGGACAAGATCGCAATCCTGAATACAGTATTTCGCTACCAATGCTCGATCCTCAGGACCACCTTCGTGTTTATCAAAGATATCTTGGGGAGAAATGTCGTCTTTGGTAAACGACCACTCAACATCACCTTCAAACAGGAGCTCTTCTCGAATTGTGAATGATTTCGGTTGAACAGATACAACTTCAAACTTTGCACCTTCACGGAACGGATCCATCGTATTTCCAACCAAATCAAACTTTACATAGTTTCCAGCTGTCAATCCCCTCGTATTTTTGGTGAAGATGGTGGATCCCTCAACCCGAACAACCTTGTCACGCAAGAATGTGGAGGCGACATTGTCGAGTGTATAGCTATCCAAATTATGCTCGCGACGCATATTCAGCAGTAGATCTACCGAGAGACGACCGGGCATCTTCAGATAATTGACATTGTATTTCCCCGAAGCGAGTTCAAAGGTTTTGTGTTCAAGTGGATCTCCGTAGGTATCTGCTCGACCATATTTGAGTTTCAAGCCGTTGACAGTAGAACGGTCATTCAAATATTTGTCATCAAAACCGTAGGTGTTATAACCACACAAGATATCGGGATCTTCTTCTTGAAGAAACTCCACGAATGAAGCAATCACATCGGATTCAGAATCACACGCGACATATTCAGGATGGGGAGTTACAGACCCCCACACAAATACTCGGCGTTTCATATTTGTGAGCATTGCGTTACTCCAACGTACTGTGACACCAATTTGAATAATAGGATCGCCGATTTGACGACCAACAAGTGTTTCAAGCTCTGAAACAAACGCTGCCTTGTTTTGCTTATCAATCATGGTTTGAATACGTGGCAATTCAAGGAAGGGAATGATACGTGTCTCTTTAAAACGCGGAGGAATCACCATTCCTTCAATACGCAGTCGATTAATCAGGGTGTCTGACAGGGTTGAATCGTCGTCCTTATCAAGATCTTCAAAGAAGTGCTCGACAATATAGGACCATGGTTTGGTCGCTTGTGGAAACGCACCTGTTTTGGACATACATTCAATATCGTACGCAGCTACTTTTAGGGGAATGGTTTTGGACGGATCACCTTTGACATCTTTCACACTGGTTGCCCAAGAGTTTTTATTGATTCGGCGTGAAGGCTGAAACGCAATAGGACTTGCGGGACCAATTTCACACTCGTGAAACAAGCGAAGAAACGGCGGTAAGTTGGTTTCGTATACACGATCAAACATCTGTTTACAGATTCGAGAGGCATTGCGAAATCCTTGTAAACTCTCTACTTCAATCTTCCAAACAAGCGTTGAAGCATACTTGTTGAATCCAGCATACGCATCAAACTTTTGATGAGCTGTTACAATCGTATTTTGGATCTTTTCAGATTGAAGACGAGATTTCAGCTCTGCGATTGTTTTGTCGCCTGGAACAACGTACAAATAAGGTTTGAACCCTTCAATACGAACCATTGCTGCAAAATCGTCTGTTCTTCCATAGACATCTACGACATATTTGCCGTAGGTATCATGTTCAATCCAATCACAAGGTTGTAGAACCACCATAGTAGTCTCTGATAGAATAGCACGGACAGTATATCCGTTTTACTTTTTATAGCAGTAGAACAAATGACTGACCAGGAGCCTCAGTCTTCTAATCCACTGTCTTGGTTTTATGCTCCTACTCGTCCTAAGGCAGATACTCGTCAGATGCAGTATGATGCGATTGACAACGCTTCTCAGCAAGAATACTACCTGTCCACAGCAAGACCAAATCCAAATCCGTGCCAGGATCCCGCCAAGACTGGGGATTTTGCTTCCGCATATGTCACGATGAATTTTACGGGGAATTATGGTAATACTGCTGCTGGGGGTTGTGACATTGACTTGTTTTCTAGATTGATGTTGGGAGACGAGAATACGCAGAGACCGAAAGGACCTCAGCAGACATTTGCGAGACCTTGGGCTACAACTCCGTATATGAGTGGAGGTGCCCCGCAAGATCAGAAAGATACTGAGAGCAAACTGATTCAGAGTGTTCCAGTTCGCTCACGCAAAGAGTGTTCCACAGTCTCTGACAAATTTTTTGCCAATCAGTATGACCCTCTTTTGCCCTCGGTAAAGAAGGAGATTTCCACCGTTGATAACTGGGTTCATTCGGATTGGGTTCGCGGAGGTGATCCAACGCGTCTTATTCGGCATCAATCTGATGTGAAATAAACTATAAATGAGGATCATTTTCTTTGCGAATAAGATGCCTGATCCGTGCGGTGCGTTTTTTCACGATTATTGGCTGGCACGTGTTCTTCAGGCTCGTGGACACACGATTCTTTTCGTGACAGTCGCTTCAAAGTTTCCACGATCCGGAGTGTATCGCGGTGTTCCGTTTGTATACTATGAAAATGCTGGCAAGGATTTGGGAGCATCGCATGTGTGGTCATCTCCCCATTTTCCATTTTTGGGAACAGTGCGTCGACTGAATGAACAGTATGAAAAGCCATTGGTAGTCACAATGCACTTTGGAGAGGATCGACAGTCAATCACCACTTGTCAACGTTCTGGGAATTGGGGAGAGTTTTTATGGTTTGTATCAAAGCACATTTCCGACAAAATCTTAGAGAATCCGATCGCATCTTCATTCAAAGAAACACGGATTGTACGTCCTATTTTGATTGAAAGTGAACTTCGGTTGTTTACAAAGCCTGAACGACCCACCGGAGACTGTATCACACTTATCAATGCGAATATTTTGAAAGGATTGCATATTTTTGTAGGACTTGCTCAACTATTTCCCCAACGCAAGTTTTTAGGTGTGAAACCCTACTACAACCATATCAACGTTCCAAATCTACCAAACATTGAATGGATGGACATTCAAGATGATATTCGGGTTGTATTACGAAAGACTCGTATTCTTTTGGTTCCATCGTTTTATGAATCGTGGGGTCGTGTAGCATTTGAAGCAATGTACAACGGCATTCCAACGTTGTATACGCGTCCATTTGTTGACAACATTCAGTACCCTTCGGGATCTACCGAGGGTATGCGCGATTGGATTCAAGACAATGGTATCCAATGTGATAGAAATACACCCGATGACTGGGTATCTGGTATTCAGCTGCTTGATAACCCAGAAAGGTATAACGATTATTCAGATCGGGCATATAATTGTACAGCCGATTTGAATATCTTTTCAGAAGCAGGTGTGATTGAACAGAAGTTTATAGAGTATGCTATGAAGTTTCCCTCACCCGATAAGAGTAAGTCGGGAGCACCTACCGCAATTACACAGCAAACGATGCGTGTAGGACCCAATCGGTTTATGGGAGGTGGGGTACAGAGACGACAACCTCCTCCGGCGGCTGCTCCTGTGGCTGCCCCAGCAACGCCGGGAGTGAGACCGGCGCCCCCAGCTTCTCAGCCCCGCCTGGCGTTCCACGGAGGTCGTTTCGGTGCGCGAAAGTAAATCCATCTGAAATAGCACGTGCTTCTTTCAATTTTTCACGGACTTCTGGGTCAAGTCCATCATCAATCTTTTTAGGAAGAGGAATGTGTTGATCGCCCGAAATAACCGGAATCACCACATTGGCTTCAATCGCCTTTAAAACATCGCCATCGGACTCGTCTAAATAGCGTTTCGCGTCATCTTCTGAACACCCCAGCATCGAAATAACCTGTTGAACTTTGTGATTCTGGCTCATTATTATATGTGTTTCCTACAAAGCGTGAAAATGCGTTTCTTGGATAGTTTATGCCCACCTGCGTTCTTGTATGCGTTGTTTTTGGCGGTTCACCTCGGATTCGACCTTGCGGATCTAGCACTTGTTACGGCAACAAGCAAGGTTGTTTTTGGCGGCATCACAATTTATGTTCTCGACCTTCTCTGTAAGTTGGATCTAGGTGTTGTTTCGTGGTTTTTGGTCGCGATTCCGTTTGTTGTAACGTCCCTTGCAACATCCGTAGCCATGGGTATTCAGTTGGATCGCGAATTCATGAAGATAGTTACAAAGTAATTAAAGAGATTACGTCTCAAAACAGTAATGTTATACCAAACAGTTCGAGCGTTTCATTCCGTGTGGATCTATATTCGAGGCGTCTACCGATCATTATGTCCACTCCCCACTGAACCTACCTTTTCAAATGAGTGGATGACGGTTACAGATGATTATACATTGGAACGCGTATCTTTCCCGGAGAGTATGCGAACCAACATCGATATAGCAACACGTACAGCCCCGAATGGACGTACCGATGAACGACGTGCGATTTGGCATAAAGGTGTGACTCGTAAAGGGTATTATCACTATCATCTTTTTGATATGTGTTCTCCACCGTGGTACATGATCACATGTAATGGTAATGATATGACAGCAGAACTAGCTCCATACATTTGCCCAGGTAATGTAATTGATCGTGAATTCCTGAACATATTTGTGAAAGATGGTAATTGGCGAATTTTGGATCCTGAAACGTTTGAAGAGGTCGAGTTTCCTTCTGAGCCAGTTGTAATCCAGAATGCACAGTAAAATTTGGAGATACCTAGAACTAGAAAAGAAGCTTGAACCGTCAAGTTTCTTTTCGAGATTGATGCTTTTAGGCGAGTTAGTTATTCACCCGATCGGGCATGTTCTTTTTTGGGTGTGTTTCTTGTGTTTTCCGAGTGTACTCTTATATTTTGGCTACTCGGAAGAGCCTTCCAATATGAAAATAGCCATGTACGCATTCGGTTCAATTCAGACACTGATTGCTATGATACGTGGATGGTCAGATATGGTTGAATACTACAACATTGGGACACTTTTGTATGTGACACATATTAAGCAGTGTCGGATACCCAATCCATTTGTGGTGAGATCTGCCACAAAATCACATCAGTTATTCCGATATTCCTCCTTGATTGAGTATATCTGAAATGTTTCCACCAAACATACCCTGGAATGTCTTGACAAGCTCCGCACCCTGTTGAACCTGTGGACCTAACATCCCAATTGTCTCCATCAACTGCTGCTGTGTCTCCATAAGTTCTTTCGTATCTTCCTGCATCTGCTGAACCTGTTCGGGCTTCATACGCTTATACGCGTTCATGATGGTGGTACCCATATCCATATGTGGTTCAGGATCATCGGACTTCTTGTCCTTGTCCTCCGATTTCTCTTCTTCGTTCTTGTCTTCGAAGCGTTCTCGTAAGCGACCACCGCTTATAATTACGACAGCCATAACAGTTCCGATACCCAGCAATACGGCAGGGGTATATTTCATGTGGGCTCCGTAGGAAAGAACACTGGTGATCAAAAGAAGCCAAACACTCAAATACGCAAGGTTCTTCTGGACAAGATAGAAAACAGACCCTAGCAATAGAAGGGACGCCACAGCTACATCTACGTTCACGTTCTTCATTGTGTGTATATCACAAAATTAGTAGCTGTCGGGTGTCCAATTTACCATTCCAGCAACACCGTCTCCTCCGAACGAATAATTCGTGCGAGGAACCTGCTGTGCGAGATCGGGGTTCTGATTATTGCCGCCCGCATACGGTGCGTTACCTCCCCGATGACGACGGCGACGACGGCGGCTGCCTCCCATTGTACCGTTTCCACCGCGACCGGTTGTTAGTGCAGCATTCGCCGCGTTACCACCACGATGACGTCTTCGGCGACGACGAGTTCCACCGTGGGATGGAGGTGGGTCAGGACCTGGCACTAGTGCTGCTCCTCCCCGACGACGACGACGCTTTCCGCCTGTCATATCATTGCCGCCTCTTCCTGCAACGGCACCACAATCTGTGCTAGTAGTATTAGTCCATCCGGGATTACCGCCATTCGCAGCCGAAGCATCCAGTAATCCTCCACTAAAACTGTATCCGCCGCCTTTGAGTGCTCTGCTTGCTCTGCGAGTCTTCGCCATTTGTTACTGTGCTAGAAAGAAACAGGCGACCAGGTGCCATCTTCATTCTTCTGACAATCCAATGTAAACGCGGCTCCCAAGGTTCGCAACTTCTTTGAAAGTTCAAGTGTTTTTACACGCAAATATCCTCCGTTTGAAAGACGGTAGACATCTGGGACATCCGTTCGCACAATATCAATCATATTCCCAGTCTTTTCTACAAATATACCGCGAGCACCCTTTTCGGTTGTGTAATATTCTGTGCCTCGTATATCCGTCAATGACGATCGTAATTCCAAGGCATATGTTTCAAATCCGGGACAGGGTGTATACAAGGTAAATACACGCTCCAAAAACGATTGACGTTCTTGGAATGTTTTACTGTTAAAAATAGGAGTTCCGTTCCACATCCACACATCTGCGATATACAGATGCGTGGAAGTGCGTTCAACACGAAAAAGTGTCTCTTCAAAACATCGTTCATCCATTACAAGTCTTACTGGTGTTGGCGTGGCATTTTCAGTACGTGGAATCCAGTATGCTTCGGGTAGTGGATTCCGGGTAAGATATAACCAACCGGGTGTTCCTTTACCTTGGGGGACCGATATCACCGCCGGACTGTTTGGTCGTGTTCCGAGTCTCGAGAGGCGGAGGGAGGGCTCCCAACTGGGGTACAGCTTTCGGAGGCGGGGTATCATACAAAGGTAGTTGTATATTAGGTGTGGTCTCGCTCAAAACCGGTGGCGGTGGCGGAGGAGGAGGCGGTGCCTGCGGTGCCTGCGGTGCCTGCGGAGGTGCTGCTACTGCTGCTGGTGGTGCTTGAACATACACAATTTTCGGAGCAGGTGGTTTGATAATACGTGCGATCCAAAATGTACCGAGGTGAAGCACAATCAGAACTCCAATAGTGCCCAACGCAATATAAAACAGTTCGAGAATCTCCATCGTTGTTTTAGATAGATGTTTGGATAACCCCGTTTTTAACACGACACTTCCACAAATAAATCATTATTCTCACTCCATATCAACGGAACAGCCGAATAGAGCGTATACACAACCTTTTCAGTGTGCTCGACATTGTTAAGTGTTTGTGGATATGGAACCTCTTCCATCAACATTTGGGTTCCATTAGCAAAAAAGCGTCTGCCTTTTTGTGCTACTACATCATAGCACGCCTGTCCACTCCAAATCATTGTTGTTTCATACTGTTTCAGGGGTTTCGGCAAGGGATAAGACGAGTTTTGAAGAGATTTGAGATGGAGTTGTGGCATTCTTACCTATTACATCACAATCTGCGGGTAAACATAACGGGTTCCACAGTTTATAGAACCCGTCTTTCAACACGAGTGTATCGTTGAGTGCATTGTGCATTTTGAATTCCGGGTCTGTTCCGAATGCGTGTTTATACAATTCAGTAAGTTTTGGGCGTTTTGGGTATCGTCCAGTTCCTTGAAGTTTACAAATCGGCGTTCCGTGCTTCATCGTACAAAACAGACGTTTTCCCCACGTTTGCATAACTGCTGAAGAACTCAGACGCCACCGAATCGCATTATCAACAACACTTTGATCAAAACTCATGTTGTGTGCTACAATCAAATCTGCCCGTGATGCTGCTTCACGAAATGCTCCCATAACGTCTCGTAGTAGACGCCCTTCTTGAAGAGCAGTTTCATTTGTAATTCCGTGAATCGCTACTGAATCTTCCGGGATTTTCCATCCAGCTGGACGAACAATATGGTATTCAGAACTCAACAATGCTCCCCGTTCATCTGCCAAAATCCACGCAATTGAAACAATATCCGGCCACACTCCGGGAATTACCGGCTTGCCCCAGCTAAGAGGAAGACCAGTAGTCTCGGTATCAAAGAACAAGATCTTCATTTTACTATCTTCCAAAACGGAAACAAATTTGGATTCGTTTTGTGAGAAGAGCACAAGGATGATGTCATCTATCAATGGTAAAAAATACGAAGTGCTGATCTCCGAACTGCTGAAACTTACTGGCACTCCTGCTGGCTCTAACAGACACGTTAACGACATCCAGATTCCGTTTAAGGGAACCAAGGTCGATGTGGAAGTAAAACATACAAAAGGTGCAGAATTTGGACAGTGTCGTGCCGTGTTACAAGATGGTGTTTTGGTAGCTTCAAACCCACTGTTTCAAGATTGTATCGCCCACACCGAACTCTTCGGTGGAAATATCCCGCCCTTTCTTCAGAAGAAATCCTTGTTGTTTCATGAATGGGAAGCGGTGTCATCCCAATTCAAAGATGAAATGTACCCTGCTTCTCGCACTTCTATTTCCGAATACTACTCCAAAAAAGGCAATTCATACATTCAGATTAAAGGGTTGGGACTTTACCATACCGGAGAAGATGTGTGTGGATTTGGAGTTCCCTACTTTGAATGTTTGACACAATTAAGAGTGCGTTGTAAACGACACGGAATCAAATGTCCAATCACGAAAAAAGATATTCCGACATCTGTGATGACATCGTTTTGGATCAAAACTCCTCCTCCTCCGTCTCCATATTCATTAGATGACGCAACTAAATTCCCTCCTTCGCTGGAAATATAAGCACTTCACAGGACTTTTTGGTTGTATTCATACCATATGACCAATTCACAGATTGAAATCGACATCCACTATACATCTCCCTGATTTCGGGACAGTCGTTGTAACACAATATCCATTTAGTCCGTGTTTTTAATAATGTTGCTAATCGTTTATGGTCGAAATCATGGTGTAAATCTCCGTCACGTCCATACAAGTAGTTTTTGATAAGATAGGGTGGATCTAGAAACAGTACCTTTGTTGGATGTTCTTTGATAAAGTCTTCAAAGTCAAGATTGGTGACAGACTCAATATTTTGCATATTTGTCATTCGAACACGTTCAACACACGATTCTGTAAATCGTCCATCCGCAGCTTGTTGTGAAAATCCGCCTGAATACGTAGATCCACTAAATGAACATCGATTAATTGCGAAGAAATACGCTGCTCTTAAAACAGGGTCTTTTTCAGTTGTAATGTATTGTCGTTGTCTGTAAAATTCCGCTTTTGAAAGAGGACGAAACATCTCAATCATTTGTACCAATTGAATAGGCTGTGTTTTCAAAACTTGCCAGAATGTTGAAACAGGTTCAAACAGATCGTTTCCATATACTGTGATTCCCGTAGAAGCACATTTCAATTCAAAACTTCCTCCACCAAAGAACGGAGATGCGATCTCGGTAGTGTCAGGATATTCTTTCTTGAGAAACACCCACAGTAATTTTACTGCACGTGATTTTCCACCGGGATAACGTAGTGGCGATGCCATACTATCCATTATACTACCTTGTTACCCATTCCGTTTTTTAGAGAAGCATCAGTACAAACGTTACAGCAGCAAACACTACTGAATGTAGGACAAGCCCAGCACCAGTAGGCTTGCCATTCGACGCTACCTTCAACGGAAGAATTGTTGTAACAACCGAATCTACAATCGTGTAGGTGATAGGGTTGGACATCACGTAGAAAAGAAGACCCGCAAAGGCTGCTGCTTTTAGTTGTTTTTCGTACATTATTAACGGGATGAGAAACTATTTCGTGTTTCCTGGATGGATTCTAGCCATCTTGGAATACCACTTAAAACAGTTGAAATCTCTACTTCGGATCGTTTTGCGGGTTCACGAATATCCAATGCCTGACTTTCTGTTAAAAAAACAATAGCAGAAACTAAAAAGGTTTGGCGAGCTCTTGATACTGATGGTTCCCACTGAAAGCAATACATCTTTTCAAGACAATCAATATATCCCGCAACAAATCCTGATTGACCTGAATATTGATGAATAATATCCCAAATCAGCCATACAAGATTTCGACTATATTTTTGAGGAATTAAGGTACCTTGGCGAGGTGCGATTGTGAGAGCTTCTTTGGACTGCTTCTTTCGTTCTCTCGCAAAAGCAAAAATCCACGCAGTCCAATACAGTGAACGTATCGTATCTCGATTCTGTAACGAAAAACACAGTTCATTCACCGGTATTTGAAGCTCATACGGATCTTCTTGTTTTAAGATAGCTGCTGAAAGGTGTTGAGATGTTGCTCGGAGATTTTCACGAATGGTGGTAGGATCAAAATCGTGTGCAGGTTTGATGGTGGGAAGATTCAGGGGTTTTTGTTTACGGCATAACGCCACGGTAGAAGCAGCGTCACACACCAATCTCCGAGCATCATCACGATTGCGGATATTGGTCATAGTAGCAACATCAAACTGATCTTGGATCCTCCGAAATGTCTCATACTGCGTGATCAAGTATGTGAAAAGATTGGGACATGCCCTGTGAACAGACAGGGAAGCACCTTCAAACAGAGTGATCCACAATGAATTGACTAATCCGGAACACAATAGTTCGAGAGACCAATAGCACGCGTAATCTGCGTGACCGAGTTGAATACTTTCAAGTAGTGACTTTATAGCGAGTTTTCGTGAATGACCTGAGAATGTAAAGTTTTGAAAATCTGTGACTGTTCGTGGATCGCTAATATTCCCGAAGCTCATTGATTAAACATAGATTAATACAGTTCAAAATCTACCACAGCCGAAAAAAGATTAGTTACATTTGAAACACCACCACCACCACTACCCTGACCCACGTTAGACATATTCACATATATTCTATCGTTCGCCAACAAACGTTTACTAAAGTTATTACTCTTTGCGACGCGAGTTGTCCCTGTTAAACTTAATGTGATAATCGGTGTGGCAAAGTCTTCGTTGGTGAATATTTTAACATGCATTATTGGAGCACCGTTTGTGCCTAATATAGCACTTGGATTTACTCGTAACAAAACTCTTGTTAAGATACAGTCTTCAGGTACCGTATACGGAAATGCGTCGGTGGTTGATGTTGCTGCCACAGCACTTAGCAATGTTGTTCCTGGAAACAGATAGCCGTTCATATTGAAGTTACCGTCCCAATTGGTTGTTTGATATACACCGTAAATAAAATTTGTTACCAATTGGATACTGGAGAACCCCTTACCGTTTGCGGAATGGTATAGTAAGTGTGTTGCTCCCAATGTTATGACACTGTTTGAGTTTGTTTGGGATATTTCAGCAACAGAACAGTTATTGGATGTCCCAGCCGTTGCAGCAGCAATAGCAGATGATTGAAGATCCATCCAAGAACCGGAAACAGTTGTTTCACATCCGTAGAGTGTAGCCCCCGAACAGTTGGTTCCAGTCAAAAAACAGTTTGTGTCTCGTATAGATACTCTGTTAGAACCGGTAGAATATATACACCGCGCATTCGAACCCTTAGCAGTAGCGCCCCCAGTTTGTCCGGATGTATTCACATTGATCGTAGTTCCGCGAACTGTTGTACCGGATACGGGAATAGCTGTATTCGTATTTGCGTCTCCACTCGCATAAATTCCGTATACATTTCCGCCTATATTAGAATTATTTGCGTTAATCACCATTGTTCGTAACTTTATCGAAGGGATGTTTGTGCCCGACATAGCGACTACCACATAATCGGCACCACACAAAGTCTGTGTTGGCGAAGTTAGCGTGAGTGTCACATCTTCAATACGAGTATTTGACAACATTTCAAGCAGCGTGAATGATGTTGTGGCTCCTACATTCTGTATGAAAACGCCGTTTGTATTGGCACCTCGAAGAGATACACCCGCAGGTATCACAAGTTTAGAAGATTGGTTGTATGTGCCCGGAGATACAAATACTTCATTTCCAGAAACGGCGTTCAACAAAGCAGCACTGATTGTTTGGAAAGGGTATATGTATTTATTCGCACTTGCGATCGTATCGTTTCCGCATACATCGACCCGTATAATATTGGTTCCAAACCCCTCAAACAGGACATTCGGATACGCATACCCGTTAATTGTACCCACAGATAGATTTGAGATGATTTGAGCGTTGTTGTTTACTGTGAGACCTGAAAGTGTTGTCAATCCGGATACGTTCACGTTATTATTCACGGTTAATCCCGATGTTGTCAGAAGGTTGGATACGGTGACGTTGTTGTTCACGGTTAATCCTGATAAAGTCGCTAAACTACACACATTCAGAGTAATTGTTGTAAATGATGTCGAATATCCTAAAAGAGCACCACAGATAGAGGTCACATTGTTGTAGGTATATCCAGACAGGTTGTTAACAGTGCTTGATAGCGAAGAGATAGCACCACATATAGAGGTCACATTGCTGTAGGTATATCCAGAGAGGTTGTTAACAGTGCTTGATAGCGAAGAGATAGCACCACAAATAGAGGTCACATTGCTGTAGGTATATCCAGAGAGGTTGTTAACAGTGCCCGATAAAGAGCTAATCGCACCACAGATAGATGTGATATTTGTGCGTGTATAGGTCGATAGATCTGTAAACCCGGCATAAGAAAGATCAAGTATAGTTGTCAACCCGGACACGGTCAGATTGCTAGTTATGGTTGCATTTCTTAGCACAGACAAGTAGCCGGTTACAGTATCTGCAGTGACATACAAGTCGTTTACATTTGAAATATCATTACCACCAGCATTGATTGTAGAAACAGCATTACATGTCGACCACTGCGATATGTTGCCGGGACCACCACCCCCCGGAACATACGCAGCTCCATTGATCGTTGATAAATTTGAAATATTTGTAACAAACAAGTTTGATACTGTTAGCGGATCAGGGATCCCACCGCCACCACCCGCTATATGTTTTCCAAACAAATATGCCATTTTACTTAGTGAAGAACATTAAATACTGATATTCAAATCCAGCAGTTACCATATCTACCATTTCATGTCGTGAGAATCCTGATGAGGCGATAATGTCCATCATAGCATCCAACGAAGGCATAAACATCCTGTGCTTGTTTTCACGATACTTATTGCCTTCATTTTTGGATGGGTCTTGATACGTCACAATCTCTTCAAATGTCGCACCTTCCTTTTCTTTATCTTTGATAAATCGGCTCTTGTAGTTAAACTGGTCAAACGATATCTCCGAATCCATCACACGTTCCTTGGAATACTTTTGTAAAGAAAACGCAACGAATGGTGACGCAGCATCCAAAATAGGATCAAACTTATCCGGATTTACAAGATGTACAACCAAAACACCACCCGGTTTCATCCAAGTATACAAATTATCAAACACAAGTTTGGGATTTTGGAATTGATATATCGAAAAGTATAGTAACATTGCGTGTGAAAAGGTCTTGGGTGGAAAGGTTTCTGTTCGCGAAACATCTCCTCGATAAAATCGTGCCCTCGAACACTTTTGACGAGCCCTAGTCAACATTGCTTCAGAAATATCAACACCTACAATATCTACTTCCGTCTTACATAGCCATTCCGAATGTGGGGATGTTCCACAACACGCATCCAGTATCTTTGTCTCTGCGATTGGCCACGCAGCGAGGGCATTTGCTTCAATCATCGTTTTCTCAAAGGAGATGCGTTCGGGTGTACTAAACAACTGATCATAAATCTTGGCGTAAAAATCATCGTAGATATCGGAAGGATCTTCAAATGTGATTGTTTTCTCACCTGTTTCATCGTTATCAAAATACTCCTTGTCAAGCTTCGACATTTGCGTGACCAGGAGCATCAACAATACCACCAATGCTAAAATCCAGTAGAGCATCTCTTGTAATGTGTTAAGAAATGTGGAAGACCTTTCCAATCCAAACAACTCAAACTACTAATCCTGAATGTCAATCTATTGATTCTGCTTTCACCTACAAAAAATGGGACGAGGTAACCACTTGTTTTTGGAAAGATACGCCCATCAAAATCAAACAATGGTGCCTATCTTTGTGGCGGTTTCATTTCAAGATTATGCGAGATGGAATGGATGATGGCGATCTTATCGGATATATACCCGGACAAGGAACAATCATTGCGAAACACGGTAAATGGATAGGCAGTGTACGATCACGAACGGTTGGCTACATAAATTATTTGTTTGTTGACGCTTCAAAAAGAGGAGGTGGACTTGCTCAAAAATTGATTGAGACAATTTTGAATAGAGCACGTCAAGAATGGATTAATATCACCGCATTTTTATTTGAAGTTCGTCAAACTCCACCCAGTCTTGCCCAAAAAACATCCCACTATATGTGCCGGTTTTCATACGTATGGATACCTTTTTTCGCAGACTCGGATATTCCAGAGTGGAAACCTTTTTTGGAATTCAAAGAGTATCTTCAATCTAAAAAAGGCTTTGTTGGATCGTACACAGATTGGAGAGCATACCGAAAAGATGAAAATATTATCGTATTTGATTCGCATGATGATATCGTATGGTATTCATCCTTTATAAGTTTGCCATCCTTTGATGGTTTTCAAACAGATGGAGCATATTGTCGCGTATTTTCTCCTTTTGGAAACGTTACCGTCTATGCCGAAAATATCTATTTTACACCATCATCAACCACACACTATTTATTAGGATGATTATCGGAAGGTTGTTGTTCGAACAGGACCCGCAGAAGGAGAGAAAGGCGGAGAGAATGGAGCACGTAAACCAGGGGAACCGTAGGAACCAAACATATTTCCCCAAAATGTTCTTGTTCCCTGTGCAGCAAGTGAAGATTTACGCAGAAACAAATAGAGTGTGAAGAGAATTATTACCGACAACAATACATCTAAAATTATGGAAAAGGAGGAAGGATATCCGGAAAAGTACTTGACAAGTAATGGGACATCTTGCGGAAGTGGAGTTGTTCCAGCAGGTGTGCGTGTCGTTAACTCGACCATCCGATTAAATGCTCCTTTCTTCTGCTGTTCAGTGTCAATCAACTTTCCAAAGAAAGATACGTGTTTCTCGGCATTATCTGCTAAGCTTTGTTGTTGATCACGGATTGTAGAAACGCTGTCCGTATACGCTCTCTGTACATTCTGTTCTGAATCCAGCGATTGGTACATATCTCGAAATTTTGAGATAACTGGATCCAGCTTATCTCCCGCAATACGCTTTTGCTCTTGTGCTGCCCAAGATGGACCGTTTTTTAATGCAAAATACCGCATACGTGCCGCCTCGTAATTTTCAGGATCTTCGTCTTTCGTTCGAGCAGCATCTTGGTAGCGTTTAAAGGAGTCTGCGAGCACTTGTTGTTCTTGTGCTGTCTGTTTCTGTGTCGCTGTCAGTATATCGGGCATACCTGTCGCATTCACCTCAGCCATTATGTAGTAGTTGAGAAGTAGATTGCGAGCCCAAATGCGACACTCAATATTATCACAGACGTCCACATCAAAATTGTTTGCGATAGGATAGCACCGGTCAAAATGTAGAGCATCGTTATCAACACGAGGGCAAACAACAAGATTTGGAGAGGAACGACACTCGCAGTAAGATTTCCACCAAAGTTTTTAGCTGTTGCAACTTTTCGCTGTAACAAGCCTAGTTTATTATCAACATCGTCTAGTTTTCCTCCCATATCAACTGCCTTTTTCACCGCTTCATTTGATTCACGTTTGGCAATATCGGATGAGATTTTGTAGGTTTGAATCTCACTTGACCCCCCTAAAGAATTAAAAATACGGTCGCGATTGTTTTGGTTTTCGTCAATATAGTCTAATACAGGATCTAGATTATTTTGAGCATCCAATCTCTGAAAAAGATTACCGCCTGTTCCGGAACTTGAGCTTGCCATCCACACATTTTTCGTAGTTGGATTTACGGAAATACTACCTTTTGCTCCGATCGGAATAAAGCCTTGTGTATCTACAGTTTGAAGCTGATCTTCAGACGAACATGTTCCATCGCATCGGTACATATTTTTTGAATCGGCAGCATACAATCCAACACTATCTGCTTCAGCACCTACCGTTACCGGTGAAACTCCTGCAAAACCAGCAACCGGAGCCCATCCTGTTTGTGCGGTTTCATCAGTCTTCACCAAAGAAGCATTATTAGGATCAATTGCGTAAACAGATGTGGCACCTGCACCCATCAATTTATGCGGATCATCTTTGACTGTCCATCCTCCACCTGAACACGGCTTGGCACAATATGCCATCTTGGAATCACCCGATGCCCACAAATACCCGTTTGTTACCGAAATACTGGAAGCTTTAAAAGGTATAACAACTGTGTTTATAGCATTGGATGGCTTTGAACCGTCTCCACTCATCGAAATAACTTTATAAGAAGTTTGTTGGATCATTGGGGTGGGTGTTTCGGGTGGTGGTGGAGCAACCGGTGGTGGGGGAGGAGGAGATGGTGGTGTTGGAACTGGAAACGCATCTGTTACACCCGCGTCATTTGCATGAACACCCAGCCACTGTACAGCAGCGGGTGCGTTGTTATTTGACGCAATCAATGCTCGTTGGGCAGCATTCACATTTGGAACGGGGAGATTTTTAAGTGCAAAAAAATCCATCGTTGCAAAGAGTGCTTTTCCATCAACATCATTCTGAATGGAAGCGGGTGCTGCGGGTAATGGTCCTCCGAGAGTCTGTACAAATGCGAAGTTTGTTGTTACCGAATACATAACTTCTGCCCACGTTGTATAATTGAATAGCATCACCAATCGAAATACTGCGGGGTTCGTAGGGGCTTGGGCTTTTAGTTGAGTATCGGTTATAGACGACGGAAAAAAGTCCATCCAACCCGATACGGGTTTTGAAGTTGGTGCAGCAGGTGCGGGCGGTGGAGGCGGAGGAGGAACGACCGGGGGAGGAGTTGGTGTAGACGTTTGTGGTGCAGGAACGTTTAGTATTTCACTATACAATACGTATAGATTCTGATTGTCTGCAGCTATATCTATTAGAGTTCTACCTATTTCAGCAAAACGCTGTGGTGATATTTCCCACTTGCCCGTACATGGTTCATTACAATAGTAAAGCACCGAATTATCTGCACCAATTGCCCAAGAGTATCCGGCAGAAGAGACCACCTTCTGAGAAGCTCCTGGTGTATTCGTCCACAAACCGATACTTGTTAGCTGATTTTTCAGGTATCCCAGTATACCCGTTGTTGATTCTGTGTACTGTTGAAGTGCCTGGGATTGGTCTTCGTACATCATTATTTATGTTTGAGGAAGATAATATGAGCTCTGATTTGTTTGAACAACAGCGGTTGGGAGATCTTCAACGTGCGACACAGACATATGAAGATGCCAAACAGAATTACCAGAGATTAGTCCGGCTAGCTTTGAAAGAACAGGATTCGAAAAAGAGATCCGATCTGTATGATGCCATTACAACCGAAAATGGTCGGTTAATAGGAGTTGTCCAGCAACTGATGACGGCATGGTCGCAAGGTGCGAATCAGACGAACGACGATGCACAGGAACAAGTTGTGAATCTTGATAAAGAGTTACAAGAATTCAGGCAGAATATGCAGAGATTCCAAGATAAACAGGACAGTGTTGTACAGCTCCAAAATGTATTGTCAAGTGTGTCGGGTCAATCCGATACGAACAAAACATACTATTATGGATACATTGTAGCTGTGCTGGTTATGTTGGTAGTAGTATTTATGCTGTTCATATTTTCATACTATAAAATCGGATCATCTGCTGAATCGGCATTGACGCTCAATCCTACCACCCCCACGCCCGTGGTGTAGATGGGAAATTTCTTATGTAAGGACTTCCAGGTGTTCCAGAGTAAGGACCTAATAAACTTCGTGTAAAACTAGATCCAGCTAAATCAGGAACTTTATAACCCGCATACAACAGAACAGGTAAAAGTATTAACAGAATACCAATACGCAAAAGAATCGCATACCCTACCGAAACATCAATTTGATTTTCAATCGGAGGAGGATTTGCTGTCCAATCATCATACCGATTTTTTGCGGTTTTATAATCATCATGAATATCTTGGGCATTCCGCATTAAATCTTCTGCTCCCGAAGACACATCTTGTAAATCCTGGTTACTTTGCTGATACGATTTCGTAAAATGGGCAAGATTACGTTTTTCAGAAAGAACAGCCTGTTGTTTTTCAGAGAGTAGCGATTCAATTGCTTCGTATGCTTTCTGGTATGCGGTTTTCGCGGAATCATCACCACTATTCAAAAATTTCAGATACTGTGTCTTGTACTGATCCAGCAGTTTGTTGAAGTTATCCATTATGAAGTGCCAAGATTAAAGCGAGGTGTCTGCCACACAATACCGATAGTAGGGTGTTGTTCCTGCGGTATCACTCTTTCGAAGAATTTCCAAGATATCTCCGGGTACTGCTCCTACCCATTTGGCAGCGGCATCTTGTGAATCAATCAGTGGCATTTGAGTGGCAGGAAACTCGATATGGTAGGTATCTTGTAGCTTCTTCCGTTCTTCTTCGTTCAGAATACGATGAGGCGGTACCTTGCGATGCGTAAAGATATCAAATTGGAGTTGTCCGGTATGAAAGATCTGAATACGTTTGCTTTCTTGCCGAACGGTTGCCAAAATGGTGGAAGATGCTGGGATGGGCACAATAACAATAGAAAGAGTACCTCCGTTCTTCTCTGTCATTGAAATGATTTTTGAAATGTCTTTCTCACTAATACGAGCCCTCCCAGATGTATATACAACTGCTTTATCAATCTTTACAATTTCACCTTGATAGGTAGGCTCAACAATCGCCTGTGTTAACTCGACGTTCATGCCACGCTGTTTCAGCATAAGTTTGAGAACGTCCATTCTTATTATCTTCTAGCAGAAGTTCCCTTTTAATCCGTTTCTCACGACATACATAATGAAGTCCGATATAGTTGTGTGGGGTATCCTTGGACTTGCGGGTGTGTTTTTATTGTATGTACTATCGAAACGTGAGCGATTTGGCGTTCCAGAGTTCTTGGAACGTTCTAGCCAAGAGAGAACGACAGCGTTGTCGGGTTCGTCTTACACACAGCAGACGAATCATTTGGCTCCTCCTGATTCTCGAAAGCCGGCAAGGGGCGAGAACACGGGACATCGTGTGAATCTGTGGGATGGTCACACAGGGTTATAACTTTTTCTTCCTTTACCGGAACTGTACCATTCAGCTTATGATTCTGAACTTCGCTCCAAAATCCAGTAAACTCCTCGAGATGCGTTGAAAGCCACGTAAAATCCCTTGAAACAGTTGAACAACGCCAATTTGCTAGGATCCAATACACAATGCGATATTCATCTCCCTGTTCGGCAAGACGATTCTTCCAGTATTTACACTCTTCCGTATCGTAATCAACGAAACCATTGTCAAAGACAGCAAATCGACCTTTAAAAGGAACATCCTGCTTTTCCCACTCTGTTTTTGTGAAGGTAGCAAACCGCATCTCCACATAATCACATTCGTCAATATCGGTACATTCCATCTGCATCTGCATTTGGTGATAATACGCATCGGGAATCGGAGTCTTTTCATCAAATTTCCGGCTGATTGGACATTTGAATTCAATGAGTTTGCCCCATCGAGGATCTTTCTGATCAACAGGCATATAAATACCATCAGGTGATGCTCCCAAGAACGGATAGGTAGGATGAACGACACACGAAGTATCTACAATCGTCCCACCTCCATTCATACGACAGTACAGATGTTTTGCGACGGGTTCAAACTGAGTTCCCCACGCACACGCAGCACCCATACTTCCACCTTCGCCTGGTTTTGGTCCTTCAATCTTTCTTAGCATAATTTCACGACGGGCAGAAGGTGTTGCGGTCTTAAAGGTCTTTGTTACCTCCGAAGCAGTAATCATTTCGCCGCGTTTAAGATGCCAGGTTTGTGAACGCTGGTCGTTTACGCCATACTTTTCAAGAAGACGGCTCACAATACGCCTGCGTCTCCACATTTTTGCCATAGCGGGATCATCAAGGATTTGATAGACTTCAGAGGCATATTGGCGAAAAGACATGTTTCGAACATAGGAAAGCCATTTCAGTTGATGGCGAAGATGCGTGGTATTCAGGGGAAGATGAAAGATCTCCATTATGATAAGTGTTTACACACTTTCGTACTAGGATCCGATTTACATAAAATGAGTACCTCCGCCCTAACAGAGATTCGAACACAAGAACAGTGGGTTCTTCATAGACTAGAAGGGTTTTATGCGATTGATAACCGTCTTGAAGTTTTGCGGGCAGTTTTGGAAGGTAAGACGACGGTTTCGTTGCGTATCCTTGATTGGTTTGTTACAAACTATGCCAAGATGAACAATATTTCATACATTTCCAAGAGTGGAAAGCATGTGATCATTTATCTGCTTTACAAATCTCATTTGAAGGCATATTCGAAAAAGATGTTTGATCCATTCTGTCGTTGGAATCGTATTGATTTCCACGGGATGTCGACTACTGTGGGACAGCTCAATTTCTTTGCGTGGGTGATGGAAGATGGTATTCTCGACTATATCTTGGAACATCGTGATGAAATCCATGCGGATATGGAGTCGCGGATGGGAGCTTCAACAGGAAAGGAGGATAAGAGTTCAGGAACACGAAAGAAGCGTCATGAACTTTCGCACTCGGCTACAAAGAGCCTTAAACGCCACAGTGTGAATGTAACCGTTTCGTTTACATAAGATAATGGCAGCGGCTGGGGAAGCAAAAATTGATCACTACATCGCAGAATACTACAGTCCAGCAGCGCCAAGAATAAGGCTTGTTCCACCTAGAACAGAAGCACAATTACTCACGCGAAGCACATGTAAAGAACAGTTCCCAACAGATGTGATGATAGATCAGATTTTGTATCGTCCCGATAAACTGCCTCAAAGCTATATGTACTTTCGTCGTCTGCTTATTAGGCGAATTCTACCTGGATCGGAGTGGATGGTTTACAACGAAACACTACCACTTGAAAAACGGTTAATTATTCATGCGATTGAATCAGAAATACCTGTTCTTGGAACTGCGAATATTCTGATAACCCCCAGATCATCTCACGAGATCGCGTTTCTTATGCGTTGTGTCAAGCGTGCTGGAGCAGAATCTAGAATAGAGGTGTTTTTGTTTGAGACATATGATACATCTACTTCACATTTTGGGGGGTCGGTAGAGTGGAAGAAAGCGATTGGTCTGTACTTTAATACAATATATAACGACTATGAATTCAATCCGGTTCTTTCTCTCAATTTGGTAGAAACACCGGCTATTTCGGTTGTTTTATATGCTGGAGGTCCTCCGCCTCCTCCGGCAGCAGCTGCGGCACCCCCAGGTGTTAATCTTCAAGAAGGAGAAGGAAAACTAGGGTTTTGTATTATGTGGAGTTTGATATTTCTTTCATATCTGAGAGACATGCCTGATTTACGAACGGCAACCTTAGCGCATTTTATACAAATATACAACGACATCATTGCTAACAAATCTACAAAAGATGGAAAGGCTAATTTGATGGGGCGTGTATATGGTGCCGCTCGTCGTAAAACGCAGAAGAATAGAGTGAGATCATCACACAATGTTCGGCGTAAGACAATCCGGAAAAGTATATCCAGTGTCCGAAGACGTATCCGAAGTGGACTTAAACACCGACGTAGAAGAGTTTAATTACGATGGTCGTCTTGTATTTCGCGGAAATCTTGATGAGACACATAGTTCACCCGATGTTTCCGTTTTTTGGTTATACGATGAAAACTCGAAACGTGTAGGACTTGCTGAACATCAAGGCGAAGAACATACTGCCTTATGGTTTCGCGATACACCTTTCAGCACACTTTTACAAGAAGATTGGGTTTGCGAGAATAAGACTGTATGGTCTTTGATGACACAAACTGCTTATGAAGATTGTATGAAATGGGGATGGACAACTGTTGAAAAATTATCCGTGAGAACACGGTTGTTGTTGGTGACTCCTCAACGTATTATTGAAGGTGTTCAGATCCCAGAGATATGTACTCGGTGTTTAGGTATCAGGCAAAAAGGATGCCTTGTAGGGAAACGCGATCCTAGTTTTGATATTTATTCTTCTGTTTTTTTAGATGAAGATGGTGTTATATATACGCCTCCGAGCGATACTCAAATTTACGCCACCTTGCGACGACGAGCGGGCTTAGTTACCTCTGACTCACCTCCGCCACCACCTGCTGCTGCTGTGTTTGGGGCAGGAGGCTGAGTAGTCTCTGCTGTTGTCTCCGCCGCATCCGCTGCTTCCGCCGCATCGCCATCGCCGCCCTCCGCATCTACATCCACCTCTGCGTCATCCTCGTCACGCTTGAAGAAGTCGCGAGCACTCTGCTTCTTCCGCTGAAACACCTGTCCGTACGTTGGCTTCCACGTCACACCAAACGACTGACCAACCATGTAGATCTGTGCTTGGAGTACAAGCTTCGCAGATGAACCCTTAGAGAAGACCGTAGAGAGCGTATCCGTTGTGAGCACAATGTCATTGTCCTCAGAATCGATCATCTCCATTGCGATCTTGCCATCATACACCGGAAGCTTCATGCGAAGCGAAGGCGGGTACTTGCCATTAGGCACCCAACCATTCTCCGTCTTGTCAACACTACAACTCACAAACTTGTTGAAGCTGTCGCGAATCGAATCCTCGGAACGCTTCTTGCCAAACCACGAGGCAGAACGGTCAACCGCAGTACGAATCACACGCTCTTGGAGATCGAGCATGAAGTTGTAAAGCTTTGCCGTATCAGTAGTCTCCTTAGACTGCTCAACACCGTAAGGATCCCCACCGTTCATCGAAGCTGCCATCGTGTACGATACGGTTACAGAACCGTCCTTGTTTGGATTCTCCTTTACATTCAGACCACCCGGGAAGGTAACCTGTGGGATGCGAAACTGAACATTCTGACTGTTGTACTTGAACCCAATAGAGACTCCACCATTCTTGTTACGCCGAGGCTCGGCAAACTGGACATCGGAAGCATTGATCTTGGTAACGTTAATTACTGCGGGGGCTGCCATTTCTGCTGTTGTGCTATTCCTGTAGCACCAGGGTGACCTGATCCGTTTTTGTCGCATAAAATCCGATTCTCGTCTAGTATAACAGTATGCAATGCTTTGCTTGTAAAAACAAGTCCTCGAATGAACGATGTACCAATCAATCTATAAAAATGTTTCTGTTTTGTGGTACACACATTCGATCAAAAGTTGTTCGGCATTGGCTTACCGAGAATCCATCAATTGATAAGGGTCTCCGGAAAGTCCAGGCGTTGTGGAGAGGACATATGGTACGCTATCCATTAAAACTCGCAGGACCAGGTTGTATGAAACGATCTCTTTGTCACAATGACGATGAAGTTGTCACAGGCGACACAAAAACAGAACTGTCTCCATTCGACTACTTTTCAGTGGTAGAAACTGATGGGAAAGTATGGTGGTTTGATCAGAAAAGTATGATGGATTGGTCACAGACCTCTCCTCAAATACGTAACCCTTTCACACGTAATGAACTGTCAATAGAAGATATTAGTCGTCTTCGTAATCTATATTTTGTACGAAAAAAACGAGGGTTGGCATTAACACATTCAACATCACCTCCTTTATTGACAATCGAAGCCTTGCGTGATCTACGTTGGATGCGAGCAACACAAGTCCTTCATGAATTTGGGTATAAAGACGCGATACATCACCAACACTTTGTAGCGATGCGATTTTCTGAATTGAGAACGATGTTGGCGGGTCTTGTTGAAAATACACGAGCGTGGATGTATGAAAAAATAGGAACAAAAGATCCCTACGTTTTGATGGCAAAGAGGGCAAAGTTTCATATATGGTGTCGTTCGATTCAAATGACCGCATCTTCCTATAGCAGCGTGGTATATTTGAGCAAAGATATAGCGAGTTTAATACTTGCTTGTTTGAATGATATCAAAGATCCTTCCGAATTCTGTTTTTTTGTGATGACCGCATACATGAAATCGGTTTCATAACTTGTGACCTATTTACGGGTGAGTCGGGTGAGGTATATATAACCGCGTTAGAAATGTCCACTACTGCTTCTCACATTGTATCAAACAAGATGACCGAGACCAAGACCGTAAAGAAGTCCACCCCTGCCAAGAAGACTGTCGCCGCGGCTGCGGCTGCTGCAACGCCCGCTGTGGCTGCCACGCCTGTTGTTGCGACGGCTGCGGCTACTCCCGCTGCAAAGCCCGCGCGCAAGGCGCCTGCTGCCAAGACGGAGGTGACGGTACCTGTTGTGGCTGCTGCTGATGCTGCGGTGGTTGTGGCTGCGGGTGAGGCGACGGCTGCCCCCTCTTTCACGGCGGTTGTCGATCGCCTGCGTGAGGTACAGAGCCGTGTTTCCACGGAGCTAAAAGAGCTGATCAAGGATGCGCTGCTGGCGGCAAAGTCGGCTGCTCGTGAGGTCAAGGATGCACGCAAGAAGCGCCGTGTCAAGAAGGATCCCGCGACGATGACGCCCGAGGAGAAGACTGCTTGGGAGGCTCGTCGTGCCAACAACGCGTTCCTGAAGCCTCGCCCTCTGTCGGCGGAGCTGTGTGCGTTTATGGCTCTGCCTGCGGGTTCCCAGCGCTCGCAGACGGATGTGACGCGTTTTGTGTCGCAGTATGTCAAGAGCCACTCGTGCTTTGACCCAGCGAACAAGCGCCGCATTATTGCGGACGGTGTGCTGTCCAAGCTGCTGAAGGTGACGGACAAGGATGCGGTGACCTACCTGAACCTGCAGAGCTACCTGAAGGCACACTTTGTGAAGCCCACTGCCTAAACGCTGTAGGAGACCCGGAATACATAAAATACAAATACAAGAAAGCCCCAGGATTACCATTCGGTATTCTTGGGGCTTTTTTTACGTCAAGTGTGTATAATGCACGAACAGGCAAGAAATTTTACCATTTTTGTAAGAAACATGCTTTCGAGCTTTTTTATAGACAAACGAGTCTTAGATGTTGGTTCGGGAGATATTAACGGAAACAACCGGTTTTTGTTTAAAAACTGTGAATATCATGGAAATGATGTTATCCGAGCCCCAAACGTTACAATTGTATCGAAAACGAAAGACTTGCCATTTCAAGATAATACATTTGATACGATTGTTTCTACTGAATGTTTTGAACACGATCCGGAATACAAGCAGTCGTTTATCAAAATATACAATATGCTAAAACCGGATGGACTATTCTGTTTTACGTGCGCGTCGACTGGTAGAGGTGAACATGGTACAAGACGAACATCTCCTGGATCTTCATACGGAACGATAGGAAATTTATCAGATATGTCTGATTATTACAAAAACCTCACAGAAAAAGACTTAAACGAAGTGTTACACTTAAACAGTCTGTTTTCTGTATGGAACACATACTATAATAGCCAGTCTCACGATTTGTATTTTGTTGGTATTAAGAAGGGTGTGTCTACTGGAGGTGTTTTACAAAATTACGTAAACCCAGGCGTTATCAATACTACCAGTAATATTACCAATTAATTTTATTTTGAGTACATAGACCCAAACATTTATAATAACATAAAAAAAATACAAGAAAGCCGCAGGATTACCGTATGGTATTCTTGGGGCTTTTTTACGTCATATCTATAATGCACGCTCCTATAAAAGTATCTGAAATCATTGCGTTAAATCAAAAAGGGCAACATCTAATTTATAACAACAAATCAACAAGAAACTTACTGATAATTTCATCGTGCCGACTATCTTCATTCGCGTATTATTTTAGTAATATCACAGATTTTAACATATATGTTATATACGTGCCTTTGTTTATTAATAACGAGACCAATGTATTGTGTGAAGTATCGATAAAGAAAATACTATCTTCAACAGATATTATTATATGTGAATATATCAAAAACTATCCCGGGTTGAATACAGCCTTAACCAACTACGACACTACGTTTTTTAATAAGTATGGATTAGATATAAATACTGTTAAAATCTATACGGTGCCAACTCTTGAACTTCGGTATTTATCTCATTCAATAATGCATATTGATAATATATCGATGTTATCAGAAATAAGCGAAGAGTTTATTAATATACGATACGAACGCTCGAAAGAAATATTATTTTCTAAAATAGACGCTAATATATTTCCAAAAACAAAACACTTTATACAGATATATTTTAAGAAAATACAGCTTTTTCACACTACAAATCATCCGTGTTGTATTCTTTCGTTAGTTCTATTTATTGAACTAGCGGAGAAAATGGGAATCAAAGTAGACTACGAAACTATATCGACTTTTATCAAAGAAGATTTTTTAGGCATAACTGAAACTCCTATTTTTAAAAGAGACGTAGACATGTATGGGTTTGAATATCCCGTTACCATTCAGAGCGACTGTATGTTTTCTACTAAAAATTTGCATATACGAGTGTCCAGTACACATCTGTGCGAAAAAGATAAATCAGCAAGGTTAATCTTTGATTATTTTAATACAGCCAAGATATAAATGTCCAAATCACAATTAGGACAAGACCTGGCTGTAGTAAAGTTTTATAAAGAACGAAAGGGTGGCTTCTTTGTAGAAATAGGTGCTAATGATGGTGTATCGTTATCAAATACCTTTATGTTGGAAACAGTTTATGGTTGGAAGGGAATATGTGTTGAACCTGTTCCAAAAAATTACGATAAGCTAATTAAAAGCAGACCAGGATCTATATGTCGTAGCGATGCAGTCTATAGTCACAGTGGATTATCTGTCGATTTCGATATAGCAAATGATGTTGATTTATTGTCTGGTATTAGCACACACATCGACCACACGGCAGTAGTAAATGCAAATAAAACCACCATCCGAGTAAACACAGTCTCGCTATTCGATTTACTTATAAATGCAAATGCACCCAATTTTATAGAATATCTTTCAATAGATACAGAAGGCAGCGAATATGAAATATTGAGGACGTTTGATTTTACTAAATATGTATTCGGGTTAATTGACGTTGAACATAACTGTATAGAACCGAGAAGAACAAATATCCGTCAGCTACTTTTAGCAAACGGATATAAATATATAGGTCCAAATAAATTTGATGATATGTACGTACACACTTCACTACAATAACGTTGTTGCGTTTGGTTTTAAAAGTCTCCCTATGATTGACACCGACGAACTGGTCGTTCCTATAAAGTAGTTGCTTCTAGATAATATAATATAGTCTTCGATCATCCTATCAACTTCTCGCTTTATAGCCTCGGGCGTTTCTTTATTTATATTACCAATATTAAACCCGTTATTTTCAGGTAAAGAAGTGGTTTCTATATTCCAACCGGGTCGTTCGTTTTTAAAATCTAAAAATGTGCTATATTCGTCTGTAAGTATAACTATTTTGGTTTCAGATAGATTGCGTTTTTCAATTTCTGTTATATAGTTTTCAATACTATGAACTGTTAAATTTTTTTCGTATATAAGTTTGTCACCTCTGCGAATATGTAAACACGTGAAATTGTCGATTGTTGTATTTGACGTGTATATATTTGACCAGAATTTATTGAACGTTTCAATAATAAGTTCAAAATCAGTATTAAATAAACTAAATCCCGGTATGTCTGGATAATAAAATAGTTCAACTCCGTTTAAATCGGTTGTTACGGGGTGACGTTTACTATCCATAGAAACTGGCATATCTATAATTTCGATATCGTCAAACTTAAAAGTCGTAAAAAAATATTTAGCTGGCGAGGACGCAAACTGAACATTTACCTTTAAGGATGTGGGTATTTTATTCTTTTTTAAATAAACTAATGCAAACACAACGCCAAGTATAGAAGATCCGAGTGCTGAACCAATCAATAATGTTGCGACGTGTGGTCTATCCATCTTATATTAACAAAAAGTATAATTTATTTGAATATTTAACAAGCGATATAGTAATAATATATGAAATTGATTGTCCAGTCTCACGGAGGCAGTGCAACTACTGCGTTTATGTCATTTATTAATCCTTATATAGAATCAATTAATTGTCCAAACAATACAGATACCCTCAAACATACAATTCCAGAACGTACACATACATATAATCCAACACACGTTCTATATATTTATGGAGATATGCACAAAACAATAAGATCTTTATTCAGAAGAAAAGATGGCAAGGGAGTAACCTACGCATCAATTCTCAACATTATTCTTAAATGCTCGAATAACGCCACCCCATTATTTCAAAATTATAACGAATATATTGAAACAGTTATAAAAACACGTTGCGAACCAATAGGATGTGTTGATCACATGGTTCGTTGGAAAGGTGTGCCCGGTGTATTCTTTATACACTATGAACAGATTTGTAATTCCGATACAATAGATGCGTTTTTGGGGGTTCCGACTGGAACGTGTAGTGCGTTTGCTATTAAACCTAGAAGGAGTACACCTGACGTATCTGAAACATCGGAATATTTGAATATTATGTCTGAATTTGATAAAATAATTGATGAACTCGTATCTAAAAAACACACCGAAAAGTATTATTTAAGATTGTCTCGTTTAAAATTAACCAACATTGTTATACCTAGTATACCAATGAACTCCAAAACGCTCGATGAACGTGAGCTGTGTGACCTTGAATGTTTGTTGAATGGAACATTTGCGCCTATCAACACCTACATGACATGTGGTGAATATTACCGTTGCCTTGCAGACCCGTCCTTTTATCCGATTCCTATCGTATGCTCGATCAGTTCGGATGTTCCTATTGGAATCGGAGCAGCTATTTCGCTCAAAGATGTTACCGGAATTACGTATGCGACCCTTACTGTTTCTGAATGCTGGAAGCCTGATCTCACCTCCGAGTGGAAGGCTGTATTTGGCTGTGACGATGATACGCATCCCTACATTCGCTATGTAAAGTCGAAGGGTGATATTCGGTATGTTTCGGGGAATCTTGTTGCAAATACACCGTTCACACACAACTCATTTTCTGAATATCGAAAGACACCCCAACAAGTGAAAGCACTAGGTCCATTTATTGGCTTCCAGACACGTAACCCCCTCCACCGGTCTCATACCGAACTCATCAAACGATCTACGGGAGACATTCCAGTTCTTTTGCACCCCGTTGAAGGTGTCACCCAAGAATGCGATATCCCATTCCCTGTACGCATGCAATGCTACAAGAATACCCTTCCTTATCTAGGAAATGCCACGCTCTCCATTCTGAGATTGAGTATGCGCATGGCTGGACCCCGCGAAGCTGTTTGGCATGCCGGTATTCGGAGAAACTATGGTTGCTCTCATTTTATTGTGGGTCGCGATCACGCAGGACCCTCTTATCGTAAAAAGGATGGAACTTCGTTTTACGGTTCACTCGATGCCCAAAAGCTTGCCAAGTCGTTAGAGGCTTCTTTGGGTATCACGATTGTAACATCTGAAGAAGTTGTGTATTGTGAAGATATCGGAGAATACCGAACACTCTCGGAATCCGAAGGACACACAGTCAAGAACATTTCCGGAACACTGTTTCGTTCTATGCTCGAAAAGAATGAAGATGTACCGGAATGGTATTCGTATCCTGAAGTTATCAAGAGCCTTCAAACATATTACCAAAAACCAAAAGGCGTGTGCTTCTATTTTGTCGGCTTATCTGGCTCGGGTAAATCGACACTCGCAAATGCTCTGAAAGGTAAACTCACCGAAAAGTATCCTTGTAGAGAAGTGTCGTTGTTAGATGCCGATGAGATTCGCACAAATCTTTCCAAGGGATTAGGATTCTCAAAAGAAGATCGATCCACAAATGTTCGGAGAATAGGGTATGTTGCCTCCGAGATTGTGAGACACGGTGGTATCGTTGTGGTCGCAAACATTGCACCCTACCAGGAGGATAGAGAGTTTAACCGAAAACTGATTACAAGTTATGGAAAGTATGTCGAACTCTATGTGGATACACCTATTGAAGTATGTGAAGAACGCGATGTAAAGGGTCTTTACAAGGCTGCAAGAGCAGGAACACTAAAAGGGTTCACAGGTGTGTCAGATCCATTCGAACCCCCAACCAACTGTGAAGTTATTTCTTTAGACAATAAACACGAGACAATCGCTCAGGTAATTTCTGTATGTTTTAAACATATTGAATAACCAATGGGTTCAAATGTATTGGAAGCACTAATTTTGCCTCTAACTTCACGTGAAATAAACGATGGAAGATTCAAATCATTTATTTCGCAATTACGTCCAATCAAAACATCAAACCTGTCGTTTGTTATCATTGTGAATAACCGTACTCACATAAGTATATCGGAAGATCTAAAAGCACTTGACTCGAAATTTAAGTCGGTAGATCTGATACACCTAAACATACCTACTTCAGATGATATATATAGCACGAACTCTAAATGGACTCCAAAATATGGTTGGGCATCAGGACCTAATATCCTTTTTCTTTCTGCTATGAGACACTGTACAAAGTTTAATACCGTATTGCTGATAGAGACAGATTGTATCGTGAAACCAACATTTTTGGAAGATTTAGCTCTTTTTACATGCTTTTCGGGTGGGTTTTTAATCGCAGGTACTCGTTATGATGGGAATACATATATGGATGCCAATACATTGTTGTTTCATCACATTAACGGAGTAGCATTGTATAATACTGGAAATCCTCGCTTTCAAACTCTTATTAACAATCTCGATGCGTATATTGTTGAAGAGGTGAAATCTACTCCTTTTTTTGCGTATGATGTTGCGATTATCCAGCTTGTTTTAACCCGAATACTTGATACGAGCACACATTCCGAGTGGAAGCGAATTTATAAAGATATTATAACAACAAATTTTATTGTGAATATGTCAATACCTAGCGATAAGAGCATATCAATGTCTCATATAAACAAGCACTACCCCCATCACGTTATACTACATAAAAAGTAGCCATCTCAGGGCTAGTCTTCAATAACAAAGATGGATATACAAACTTACGCTGTCCACCATAACGAGTATTGAATGTTACATGCTCGTCATTCGCATACATATTCTCCGATAAGAACTTGGTTTTGTATATTGCTAATCCACCAAATGCTGAAACTACCTGAATTGGTTCCGAGCTTTTCGGAATATGTTTCTGTATTTCTCGGTTTGTAACATTTGGTTTCGGTCGTAGATTGTTGATATCGTAATATTTATATGTTTGATTTGCGAATACCGCATCCCATGTTTCGAGCCGATTCGGGTTACAACATGAGAAACCACCTTCTTCCAAATTTGTATTGTCCAATACAATCATCAAATCAAAGTACTTTTTGTTTGTTACAACAAATGAAAGATAGACATTACGACTGATTCCAACAGATGGAAGGGATATCGAGTTCTCGTTCGGTAGTGTTCCTTCGCCAACATAGACAACAAAACTCTTTTTAAATTGCGGTTGTAGATGTGAAAGGTCGAGTGTTTTGTCAAGTACACAGAAGCACACACTCAACGAAATGGGTGCATCCGGGTTCACCTTCATGTTCGGCACATAAAGAGGAAGACGCTGCTGTATTTTTTGCTGGGTTATTCTAGACATAGTCAATAATTATCCTATGAGCTTAGCAAATTACGCTGAGGAATACGAGGCTCTTCTCAATACTCGTATGAAACAAGGTATTGAACAGGTCAATGCCGATATTGAAAAGTACAGAGCCGAGCAGATGGTCAAAATAGCCGATGAACTTCGTGAAGCACAGAAGCAACAGATTGCTGCAGAATTAGAAGCCGAACGTAATACATCCTTTACTCATCTTCACCAACAGATCCGTTCTTTCATGGATGAACTCAAATTACTCGAGGAACATACCAAACTTCGATTAACGGAACGTATTTCTCTCCACGAAAAGAGCGAGACCGAACGTCTTATCTGTGAACAGAAAGTTCGTCTAGCAAAAGAGCGAGAAGAGTCTCTTAGACAGTATGAACTGCTCCAGGCGAAATCGATTGCGGATCTTGATTTGGAACACAAACGATTGAAAGAAGAGAAGCTTTCGGTACTAATGATTGAGACAGAGCTACAGCGTGTCAAGATCCGTCAAACACTGGAAGATCAGAACCAAAGTGCCATATATGAATTCAGGATGCGCTTATCCGATGAGTATGCTCACACCGAGGCTGCTGAACGTAAACGAAATGAAGATGCGATTGCTTCTCTAAAACTCGATCACGCAAAAGCAGCGAGTGATGCCAATACCGACCTTCTTAGAAGATTACAAGAGGAAGGAGAAGCACAAACAAAAGCACACAAGGCAAAGCTACACGATGAATTTGCGAGATTACGTCACGTTGAAAAGATGCTGCTACAAGATGAACTTGCCAATGAAACTCGCAAGTATAAAGAAAGTGTGAAAGCAGAACACGCAGAGTTTGTAAGAAGATTACAAGAATCGCAAGAACAACAGAAACGAGATTACGCGGCTCTGTTGAACAATGAAAAGATTGCGATGGAAGCGGATCGTATCCGCGAGCACGCAGTTGAATGCGAGCAATTTCGTCTGAAAACTGAATCTGAATTTGAAGCAATCCGAGTAAAATCCAAACAAGCTCTTGATGAAGAAATCAGAATGATTCGTGGAGAGCTATTAGATAATGTTCTACAGGAAATTGATATATATAAGGCAGCTCTGATTGCGGATTCCAAAAAAGAAGTTGAACTAATCAAGCAACGCGAGCTCGAAGAGATGCGAGAGTCTTTGTATGTTTTGGCTATGGAACGTGTCCGCGAAAAGATGTCAGGTACGAGTAGTATTTAAAAAGGGTAATAGTTTTTTTGGAGGTGGATTACGCCGATCATATAAGGCTTTATCTTCGTCAGAATACTTTGAATTTCGTTGATACAATGCATCAAAAGATACCTCTTTATCGTATACGCAATGCCGATGACGAATAATAACTTGATCAAAATATGTTTGTTTGCGTAATTTCTCTGCAGTTCTCATAAACTCATTATCGCAATAGAACGATTTGTAGCCCGGGTAGTAAATGTATCCAAATCTCTGGTAATATTTACGCCCCATAATTGAAAGTGTATTCAGTGTTTTTCCGGAATAGCCATCGTTGAAAAATAATACACCGTCAGTATCTGGGTAATGTTTCCTCATCTTTTCCCGAATAATGGTATCATAACCTTTCACTTGGGGAATCATATCATCAGAAGCCACTAACAGAATATCAAATGTTTGTGGATTAGGAATATCGCGATTAATAGCATCTATTTTTGATTTGGATATGCCCATACATACCTTAATACATGAATGAACGTCTTGAAGCTGTTTTTGTAACTCATCTGTAACCGTTTCATCATCAGTATCGAGCGATATTACAAATATGATGTTCTTCGTATCATTCGCAAACTCAATATATTTTCGTACAATTGATAACAGTTGAACTGGGCGGGATCTTGATGCCAGCTTTATCAGCAATCTCATTGTAATAATAGCCTACAATGTTCTTTGTCTACATACGTTGTGCCATCCGCTGAATACTCAATAATTTGACCACAGAATATACCGTTGTGTTTGAGGGGTATTGGGATTGCATGCTCTTCACCTTTGAGTGTAATTTGTCCATGTATGAGCGATGTTGTATTGATCTTGGGATAAACGACGTCTTTCAAGAAATATTGATCGTATCCCGACCGGTTCTTATTTTCAGAACGGTATATATCTATCGCTCTCCTAAGGGAGAAGTGAGGTATGCACCCTTTTTTGATACCCCATAATCCTCCAAGGATAAACCATCTATGATGAGGATGGTCACGAATAATATGGAATTTGTGCGGACTTACCAAAAACTGCTGAATACACCATTGGTCTCTCACGTTAATACGACTATCAGCATCTCTCACCATCATAATTTCAACATCTGGGCTATCAATAGCTACAAACCGATCTAACATCAAATGAGCATCTGTATACTTTCCTTTGATCAGAACAACGTTTGAATATGATTGAAAGGGCTCAATGTCAATATCTCCGTGATAAATATAGACTTTCCAGTTGGGATACAGGTTTGCTATATCTTTGATATTTTCGTGCATACCTTTGATATATTTATTCGCTGTTCCGTAGAGACAGAAGGAAAAGACCTTCTTTCTTTCGTCGCTCGAAGTTTGCTCTGTCTTCGGGGTCGTACTTATCATTTTCGACAAGGACAGTGTCTGGAGTTTCTTTTGTCCAGAGAGGATGTTCATGCTTTATTATGATCTGCTCAAAATACGTTTGCTTCCCTAACTTTGTAGCCACTTCTGTAAATTCATTATCACACCACAGCGACTTATACGAGGGATGGTAAATGTACCCGAACCTATCGTAATATTTCTTTCCCAGGATAGACAGTGTATTCAGTCGATCTTTTTGAAATCCGTCATTGAACCATAATACTCCATCTGTATCTGGGTAATGTTGGGTCATCTTTTCGCGAATAATACGGTCGTAGCCTTTCACTTCGGGAATCATATCGTCCGAAGCCAGTAGGAGGATATCATAGGGAGGAGCCAAGTCCATATCGCGATTGACAGCTCCTATCTTCCCACACGATTTTCCAACGATAATTTGGGTATCCGGGTGTATCTTTTTCAAGACAATCTGCTGTGTTCGGGTTACGGTAGAATCATCTTCATCCAAACTAATCAAAAACGAAATCTTTGAAATATCTTCGGCAAATCGAACGTACTTCAAAAATGTTGAACGAAGCTTGTCCGGTCGTCCTCTCGATGGAAACTTTATAAGGATACGCATGCTACTTATATTTAAGTAGCGAAATGTCTAATAAGGAAATGCGACTTTTTAATCTTGATTTACATATTTCGGTAATTGCAGACATTAAACATATTTTTAATACACTTGATATTGAAATCGTCAACCGGTGCTTATCCGGACATACATGGGTATTCGGTCAAAAGCCGGATAATGTCGAGATAATCAATCAAACAAGCTGGCATCATTTGTCACCCGAATTAATACAGAAATTTCAGGAAAGATACGATGCTGTTTTATCTAGCTTTGATGGGTTAATATGCGGACATCCAAACAGTTTTGCACTTCTGTATGAGAAATATCAGAAACCAATCTATATTGTAAATACGTGTCGCTATGACATACCCTTTAGTTTTAATGGTAATCACGCTATGATTGCCGAGTTACACAAGTGTTTCAAGCGTTTGAACGAAAGGGGCTTACTAAAGGTTGTTTCGAATAACAAGGCAGATCGCGATTATTTTATGATGGGAAATCCGGGTATTGTCCCAGTACTCATACCATCGCTCTGTTTGTATACCGATATGGTATGGGATCCCGCAAAATGTCAACGTAAATTTCTGATGTATTCGGATTGTAAATCAGCTCCTCAACACCCACTAATAGCAAAACGACCATCAAAATTCGAATGGAAAGATTTGGAAACCTATAAAGGCATTGTTCATATTCCATATGAAGCATCAACAATGTCTATTTTTGAACACTTTTCTTCAGGAATACCACTTTTCTTTCCTACCAAACGATTTCTGAATGAATTGTGGTCATCTGGAAAGGCACAGTTCGGATCAAACTACTGGAGAATTCACGCAAAACAGGCTCCGCCACCGTATCTTTCTGATACAGATTCATACCAATATTGGATCGATCGTGCGGACTATTACAATATTCCGGGCTATTATTACTTTGATTCATTCGATGAACTCATTCGAATGATCGTGGGCTTCTTTAAAGATACCAAATACCAAGAAAGAAAGATATGGTTAGAAGAGCGTAAGAAAGGGGTGTATTCAGAGTGGGCTAAAATGATGTATTAAATAAGCCATTTTGACTTCCTTGAGTAACAATTGTGGGTTCAGCCCAATAAATATTTTCATTGTGTCATGTGAATATCGTTAACGTGCGAAGTCAGCTTCTTTGTTTTTTCGCCCGGTCCAATGGACGCCGCTATGACCTAAGTGCGATACATGTAAATTTGGTATATTTATTTTATGTTTAAAATGCTTGTGAAAATCTAGATCCCATTGACTACAGTTTTCACTTTGTTTGCACCTAGTGTTAATACTAAATACATATAATTGAAAGAATCCTTGAAACATGTGATCACGAGAATGAACGCGATCTGCTTTGCCTGCTTTAAAATGATCATATGAGAAGTAATCGTTCCGAGAACTTACTCCATACAGAGAGTGTGTCTCTAACCGTAAGAGAAGCTCTGAAAAATTATCTGGTAGATATATGTCCGAATCTAAGTGTAGCACATATCCATTATAATTCATACTCGCAAGTATATCCTGGACATGTCGTATCGCACCACCTTGATTGAATCGACAATTTCCAGCGTAAAAATCAAAATACACTAGTTTTACATTAGAATAATTGTATTTATTCACTACCTCAATCGTTTTTGCATCGTCTTTGTGTGTAATGATGTACCATGTATTAAAAAAGCGATGATTCTGTGGTAAAATTATATCCAATAAATCATCATAATTTGTAGAAACTGTGATCGCAACTATAGTTGACATTATTATATTATCATATAATAATTCATATTCGAGACCAATTTTCGAAATTAATTGATATAGCCAAGTTAGAGAAAGACGATATGTTCGCTGTTTATTAATTGGTTTTTTTATATATGATTAATCCTTGCATATCCGATTTATCGTTAAATTTAGCAATCACTTCTCCATCAGAGAACCCAAATATACCAGGCAAGCTTGCAAACTCGTCTAAATGAGTTTTCCAAACATCTTCTATAATGTAAAACCCCCCAGACTTGACATACTTCCATAGTGTTTTAAATGAAAGGATTTGATGTTCTTTGATATGCGAACCATCGTCTAAAATAATATCAACCATGTTATTTGGCGGCTTAATATCGGTTTCAATCAGATTTTGCAAAGAAACCTTGCTACTTTGATCAGCAAAAAATGTCTTTATTCGGTGTTCATCATTAAACAGAACTGTTTTATCAATATCACAACCAATTACCGATGCATTTGGAAAATAATCTCTCCACATACGAAGACTAGCACCGGGCTTATATGATTTGCCAACAATTGGTGCCATCAAAGGAATGTTTCCAATTCCAATTTCCAAAAAAATCAATATTTTACTTCGTGTCGAATTTAAAACCGAGTGATAAGTAGGTGTGTAATTATGATTTATTTCTGGACATTTATCAACCCCATATTGTTTCGCTAACATACACAGCTCTGTCGACATTTATACTAGTAGAATGATTTTATCTTTCCAATACCCAATCTTTAGCTTTTCCAGGTTCCAGTTTTTTGCTGTGATTCGTTCATACTCAGCTTCCAAAAACGAAGGAGTTACTTCTTCCCATTTACTAATCCAACAGATAGGAAGATCTTGGAACTCTTCCAGTGCAATATGTCTCTCTACAATTGGAATACTTCCCATATACAGAGTTTCCCACAGCCGATGTGTATCAACGCCATTTCCACGAGGACACAGCACAAATTTATGCGATCGAATTTCCTGTAAAAAGTTTTTACGAGCTTCTACCGTATTCTCGCTTCTTTCCACAGTTACCCAGGGTTGTTTATGAAAAAGAGTGTACACATGTTTCCTCAACACAGGATAGGTGTGTATGCTGAAATTCATGTAAACAGTATTTTTGATTACGCGCGGTTCTTGAACTGCTTCCCACATAATTAGTGTGTTCCCGTAAATCTTGTGAATAGGCGAGTCATCACAGTCATTTGTGATCCCTAATGGAACTGCAAATAGATTTGGAGCCTTACATTCTTTATTGATTGTAAACCACCTTTCACACTCGGATTTGTATCGATTGTATACTTCTGAAGTAATTCCGTAATCACCATGACCGGTTATCCATGTTTTTGCAGGACGTAACGTGTGTGACGTACCTCTCCATACAATCGGATGGTTTAGTTTGACAACATCTGTCTTGATATATGCAATATCTGGACCCTCCAAAGCAAGATATTTGTCGGTTGTTATGATATCTTCTTCGATCCAGTTCATTTATTATTATTATTATTATGTGTGGTTTATGTAAAATGAATTTGATATATGCATGTGTGTTTTATCAGGAAAGCTATATTACACTTTTAGAACTATTAATAAAGTCAATCGCTATAAAGGGTTGGATTAACAAGTCATCGACAGACATACTTGTATTTACATCTCCAAGCTTTATTGAAAAAATAAAGGCAACACTCCTTCCATTTGATCTACCTCTGAAGTTTTGCGTATTGGATATAAATACTCTGATGGAGTCATCTTGTTGTAAATTACGTATTTTTGATTACGAACACATTGAATTATATGAAAAAATATTATATTTAGATACGGATGTTCTGATAAACAATGACTTGAATAGGCTCTTTGACATTCAAATAAGAAACGATAAGCTATACGCGTTAGAAGAAGGTGATATCAACCATGAGTTCTGGGGAGCGCAGTTTTTTGACTATTCAAAATACGATCGTAATAAGAAGGCTTTTTCAGCGGGAGTTTTTTATTTTATGAACAGTCCCGATATGAAAGGTCTGTTTACAGATGTCCGAAATCATATACAGAAATATATTGATGTTGATAAAAACTGCGTACCCGTGTGCTTAGATCAACCATTTTTAGTATACAATTCATTCATTTCAAATAAATATGATAATCAGATGATGAAGTTATATCTTGAAAACAATCCTAAATCTGTAGATTCTAAAATTATATATCATTTCCCAGGAGCACCGGGTCATTATTCAAGCAAGCATTCTAAAATGACTGCATTTTGGGATAAAATAACACAATATGTTACTATTTTCGATAGTAGAACTGAGATGATAAAGTATTATTGTCAGAAGGTGCAGAGCCCAACTGTATTGGAAATAGGAGTATTTAACGGAGATTTTTTAAAGTATATCGTCCAAAACTGTTCGGTTGGTTCAATAGATGGGGTCGATTTATTTGAAGGTGTCACGTGTAGTGGAGACCAAGACGGAAACAACGTTGTATACTGCGACGTGTCAAAATCGTATACCGAACTACAAAGACTCTATAAGGATAGCCCTTCTGTAAACTTATACAAATCTGACTCAGGAACGTACTTAAGCTCTAAACCCGACAACTTTTACGATATTATATATATTGATGGAGATCACAGTTATAATGGTGTTAAACGCGATTTAATCCAGGCATATCTTAAGATTAAACCCGGAGGATATATCATGGGTCACGATTATGAGATGAATATGAAGAAAGCAAAGACTGTATATCATTTTGGTGTAAACCAAGCTGTTGATGAGTTTTGTAAGATATATAACCAAAAAATTATAGCAAAGGGGTTGGATGGATGCGTTTCTTATGTTATAAGAATAACAAAATGAAAGACATAATTAATATCTGTAAGCCATTTTCTATGATTTCTACTGATCGCTTCACTACAAATATTCAGGCTGTAATCAAGGTTGAAAATGATAATATTCAAGGAGATATCGTTGAAATAGGTGTATGGAAAGGTGGTAGCATACTATCTATGATTCTTGCATATGAACGTCTTGGAAAACAGACGAGAGAATTTCATCTCTATGATACATTTGAAGGAATGACACAACCAACGCCAATTGACAAAGATTTAAATAACTGGGATGCAAAAACACTACTTCTAAATTCCGAATTCTTTAAGTGTATCTGTCCGTATGATTCTGTCAAGAATACAATAGAAACGTATTCAAAATATCCAAAAAACAAGATATTCTATCATGTAGGTGATATACTTAAAAATACATCCTATCCAGAAAAAATTGCTATTTTACGATTGGATACGGACTGGTACGAAAGCACAAAATTCGAGTTAGATAATTTTTATCAATATGTTTCTCCAGGAGGTATTGTTATAATAGATGACTATGGACATTGGCAAGGATGTAAAAAAGCAGTAGACGAATTTCTTTCTAAACACCCAGATATCATACTTAACCGTTCCGATTATACTGGTGTATATTTTATAAAACCCCCAATCAACATATAATACCTTTAATTGTTCTTTCGCCTGTTCCAACTTTTCTTGAAGATTTGATATTGTGTGTCTATATCTTATTAAATATATCTAATACGGGATCATAATTATCGTAATTCAACAATACCTGTTTTGAATCGGTAAGTCTACATAATCGCTGAATGACATGTGGACTTGTACGAATTCCGTCTCTGCCACCCATCAATTCAAAGACGGTTGATTTCGGCTGAGACCACAATAAATTAACTAAGCTAGAACCATGTCTAAAAATAAGGTATCGTGTTTTATTGAATAACTCAACTTGTTGTGGAAATGTTAGATCCTCAAGAAGTGCAACACCCCGAAAGTTCCAGCGGCTATTTTTGTTTGCTTCTTTGACGAGTGCATTCAGCATCTGAGGATTGAATTTGCGGTTATGTTTCCGATCAATAATGACAAGATCGTTTGTAGTCTCGTCTATGTTTGTTAATCCAAGCTTATCAAAAACGTGTAATCTAAAACGAGCCAATTTACTGTAAATAAGCTCATCTGAAAAGTAAACATCGTTTATATCCGTTCGGACACCCGGATAATACTGTCCACAATTCCAAGGAGTTCTCTGATTTTTATCATCTTCCGGATAAAAGGTTATATTCTTAAATACTCTATTTTGTGTATTCAAGTGTTCGAATATTAGGGGTCGGCTTGTTATCAATCGTATAATATCATTCCATGAGCCATTATATGTCCCGGACTGCACATTGATGAGTGGGAGATTTTGGATTGGATATGCTTCAACATTGGTTTTCCGGATAAAGATGCTAACATCTTTGCTATCAATGTATCCAAACTTCAGTAAATCTTCAATCACCCAAAAGAATGCCGAACAACAGTTCAAAACAGCATGAGCATAACACGAATGTAGGGTGTCTATCACGATAACAGGCTCTTCGTGTATGATTGCGTTTGTTACTGCCGGAATCGTACTCTCAAACCCTTTCGTAGAAAAATTGTAAAATACATCTTTTTTGTGGAGTATGTCTTCGAGTATTAGCATTTGTTACTTATGATACTAATTTCTTCTAAACCTAATCTCTAAGATTATTTGATATTTGTATTGCGTTTATTTTGGTATTTGATTATGATACGTTTGAGAGAACGCTCATTCACTTCATCGTCATCCTGCCAATTTTTAGCAAGCTCTTCGATATCATTTCGAAAGCCAGCCGGCTCTCCGTGAACTCGAGAATAGGTTTCAATACATTTATCTATATTTTTAAGCTTTAAGAAGCCCAAGAGCTCCTTTTGGGAAACACGAGAACGTATCTCGATAGACGATGAATTGCTATGGGATTTTATCACGTTTTTTACATACTTTCTAACTTCTACCTCATTTAGTGTCAATCCTTTCAGTTCGCGTATCTTGTCAATAAAGAGAGGAGAACGCTGATCTTCAATACAAAGTTGAATATAATCGTCGAGCCTTTTGTTGTAATACATTGTGACGATGATTTTCGGACGAAGATAGCTTGTCTTTTTTATGGATTCTTCTTCATCCTTCTCGGAGATTTCATGTTCTTCATCTTCAATCATAGTGTGATAAAGTTTGCGAACATGCTCTTTAAAGAATTCGAGAGAATGAGTATTCTTCATGCGATTGCATACTGAACAACAACCGACTACGTTTGATGTAATATATCCAATCGAGTTATCCACACGATCAATACCGATAACTTCTGATTCATTGTAATACCGACAATATGCACATTCTGACCCAACAAGAGTTGCAAACTCTTCGATACTAACATCAAATGATATACACCGTTTGTTGGCACTCGTTATATACTCTTGATAATGTCTCTGAATGTTTGCTTTTCGCTCTTCATTGTAGTTTCTGTGTCGAGTACGCCTAGTTTCAACTTCCTTCAAGATGTCGTAACATGCTTGACACCTCTGTACATCAGCCCGTCGGAATCCACTCGTCTTTTCCTCAATATCTGAACCGCATCCCAAACACTTACCGGTCTCTTTTAACTGTTTGTGTTGTTCTCGTTCTTTCTCGCGTATAATCATCAAGCAGTCTTCACATTTGAGTTTGCCCTCAACAGTATAGTTCTTACACGCTCGTTTGCCATCATCACAAATGCGCTTACCATTCTCAGATGCTTTGTTGACAAGTATATTCAAAGTATGTTTTCCACAATATCCCTCGGGTGTAGACGCCTCTTTATCGCAGGGATTTCCTTTGTTTGGACCTTGGGTTATATTTCCTTTACATAGGGTGGATTTAGCCTCCGTTTTCTTTGTAACGCAATCTTGACAGTATTTATTTGAAGATATTGTGTTGGTACATCGATGTGTCGAGCATTTGTAATGACTGTCTTCTTTGGCTTTTTCAATAGAAGCTACTGTTTGATGCTTTCCACAATAACTGTTTTCTGATGGAGGACGCCAACACTGCTTTCCCTTGTTAGCTCCTTGTTGCTGAATTGCTTTACAGGTTTCCATTAAAACAATTGGATATTGGTATTCAATATCACATTGTGTTAATTTATTCGTTTTATGCATTTATAATTATTAGGTATGCTACCCGTAAGCCACTATTAGATAGAGTCGCCAACCTATTAATTGGAATACGCAAGTCCCCCCATGCCCGACATCACACGCAGAACGTTGTAGTTCACGGCGTAGATGCGGACCTTCGCCGTGCGCTGCTGGTAGACCGTGTTGACGGACACCGTCAGGTTCAGGGTCGCCTTGTCAATGCGCGAGAAGTTGCAGGTGCCGGACGGCTGGTGCTCCTCGGGCTTGAGCGCGAACGAGTACACGTTGATACCCGTCGACGGCGTGCGGGTGTGGTGCTGCCAGGGCTGCACCTTGTCGAAGTAGGGTCCCTCGCGCTCGTCGAAGCGATCCTGACCGTTGAGCTGCACCTTGGCGACCTCGATAGGGTTCTTGCCGTCGCACTTGACACCCGAAGCCAGGATGACCTTTGCCAGCAGGTAGTTGGTCGTGCCCTCGAACAGCTGGTTGTCGGAGTTCCAGCTGCTGTCGGAATAGATGCCCGAGCCCGTCGTGAGACCCGCACCCTGCGCCTGACCCAGACCCGGGACGTAGGGAGCATTCCAGCCACCACCCGTCGGTGCACCGGCACCAGCGGAAGGTGTGAAGCTGGGTATGGAGGGGATGGCAGGGGTCACATCCGTCGCCAGACCACCGCGAGCCAGGATGTTGGTCACGATACCCTCCGTAGACCAGTCATCGGAGTAGTTGAAGGGCTGCTGACCCGCCGCCTCGGAAATCCAAGGCACAGGGGGCGAGTTGCAGTCAACGAACGAGTCGCGCTGGCACACCCAAATGAGCTCCTTCACGGGGTGGTTGAAGTTCATCTGGATCTTGTTGGACGAAGCCGTGATGGTCTCGTCACCCGTGAACTGCACCTGGTCGATCAGGTACTCGTGGGACTGCTGGGCGAAGCGACGGCGCTCCTCCGTGTCGAGGTAGACGTAGTCCACATACAGGGACGCAGCCACCAGCTGGAGCTGGGCGACCGCCTGGACACCGTTGCCGAGGTTGGTGACCGTACCCGGAGCCTGGCTCGTGCCAGCCGCCACATTGTCCGCATAGCAGCAGTTGTAGTTCTGCTCGAACTCCACGTTGATGCGCACCTCGTGGTACTGCAGCGCAATCAGGGGAATCGCGAGACCGGGGTTGCGGCAGTACCAGAACTGTAGAGGAATGTACAGCGTCTTCAGGGGCGTGCCGGCACGGGACACGCACGCATTGGTCATCTCGGACTGCGCGCAGGTGGCATCCAGCGCCACACCGTTGGAGTCCTTCAGCAGCACCAGGTCAGGGGAGTTGCCGACCATCTCGTCGAACGACACCTGGGTGCCGACGGGCTGGGTCAGCTGGGTCCAGATCTGCATCCAGTCACCATACTGGCGATCAATGCGGGAGCCTCCGACCTCGATCTCAACCATCTTGAGCAGGCGGTGACCCACGTAGTTCAGCCAGCGGAAACGGTCACCCAGTGCTGTCAGCTGCACCTGGGGGAGCGTCACCTGGACGTACGTGCGGTACATCAGATCAGCGTTACGGGAGATCACGGCAGTGACACGGCGACCAAAGTCCGCCTGTCCGTTGAAGGTCACCTCAATCGCCTCCATCGCGAAGTTGGTGTGTCTCTTGTACAGCACCTTCCAGAAGGTAATCTGGGGGTTGCCGGAGATGTAAATGTCCTGTGCACCATACGAAACAAGCTGCATCAGACCTCCTCCCATTTCAGTGTTATGATAAGCAGCAAGAAAAATATTTTAGAGCGGTCATCCTCGGCGACATCTTCTTTTAGACGTGCGTTCAAGACCTTCAAAATAAAATGTTGCGTTTAATATCTCCTTTTTGTCTTTCTGAGTTTCTTGCTGGATCGTCGTCGTCTCGTTCTGCGTCTTCCTCCTGTTGTAGGAGGAGCAGCAGGTTTACTGCCGAAAAGCCCAAAAAATGACATTTTATATAGACATTAAGAAATGAACTGGTGGCTCTACCCAACCCAAAACGCGTTAATTAACACTTTTCTGCGTTCATTAGTTGTTATCGGTGCTTTAATACTTTCAGGACAAACATGGTATAGTGCGTATTGGGCTGCGGTCATTCATGATGCGATCTCTCTAGTACTAATTCGTCCGTATATATAATGGAGCGTCCTTATCCGGTATTACCTCCACCTAAACAGAAAAAACCGATCTGTAAGACCTGTCCAATCCCAACATCGTTTAAGCAACCACCTTCAACATTCAATAAACGCGAACGGTTTTCTTGGGGTGCGAATCTGGTGGGTCCGAATTGTCAACCTATACAAAACTCGAGTTGAGATAGCACTTTCGGCATAACGCAACATACATTTCAGATCCACCTACCAATACTTGCCCACCACCTTCTTCCTTTCGGTAAGAGAAGAGTGCCGGAGTTCCATCCGCACATCCTTCACACATAGCTGTTAGTTTTGTAACTTTGTCTGCGAGTGGAATACAATCCAGGACTTGACCGAACGGCTTCCTATTAAAATCGCCATCCAATCCTACAACAACCACATGCTTGTGTTCTTGACTTTTCACAAACACAAGTAGATCGTGGAAGAACTGTGCCTCTTCAACAATAATCACATCCGCTTCATTGGTCACATTAAATGGAACCTCCATCAAATGTGATCCAGGGATATAGCACTTACACCGAATGTTGTCGTGCGTAACAATTTCATCGCCATTTGTGTAGCGATTATCGTTGGAAGGCTTCAAGACCAATACGCGCAACCCAATTGAACTGAATCGCTTCACAATCGAGTAGATGTGTGTAGACTTGCCGCTAAACATAGGACCGCAAACAACTTCGACCGACATTTTTACTGTTGAGTATTTATTGGTTACGACGAGTTCGTTTTGTCTGATTTTACAACTATCTTTGGTTTCTCGGGTTCCTTTCCTGTCTTTTCATGAACACATACGCCACAGTGATCAATATTTGCCAAATCAACTTTGATATTATTCAGTTCATTCGACGTACGTGCCCAGCGTCCAAGATAGAGAGGAATCACAGCTACTTTACGAAACATTTTGGTTACGCTTCTCTTGTAATTGAATCAAATATATCCATTTTGGTTTTATACGAATAACTGTCGAAAGCTACCGACCGAAGAATGATGCCACAAAAAGCTCACAAGACCCACCAAAACATCAGCAAGAAGATACATCCAGGAATTGGGATTCATTTGAATAGCGTTATATGCGAACAAGCCGTATATCAAACCGTGAAGAGGTCTCAAATCATTCCACCATATTTTTCCGCCAAATACTTCGGCTCCTGTTTCTCTTGATTTTGTGAAAAATATGTAGAAGAATCCAATCGCAGGTAAGATAGCTAAATATCCCAGATAAGGTAGATATCGGATGTCAACTGTTTTAGCAATCCAAACAAACAGAGCCCGGGTACCGATACAACCAATCAAGAAAAGCAGAAATCGTTTTTGAGTCGTATTCATTATTAGATTTTCGGAGGAAATATACTACTATAAAAGCCTGAAAACTGTAAGACAACTTGTAGTGCTCCAAATTTTACAACTAATATAGCAAATTCCATCATTATTTCCCAGGTTATGGGATACCCTCGGAGAGGACACATCAGTAAAAAGACTAGGGCAGGTACGAATGCCATCAAGAGTACTTCCGCACTGAAATTGAGTGGATAATTGATTGGATACCATGAATCGCGTACCATGATCGAAACAATTGATAAGAAAAAGAATCCAGCACCTAATATCAGGATCAATCCATCCATAATCAAATCAGACGACGAGATCCCAAACAAGCTTCGCGCATACAAATTTGTAGTAGATTTGCTATACATTCCAAACATAAAAGACACAACCATACCAACACCTAACCCTACAAGAAGGGAAATCCACAAGAGCTCCATTACTCTTTACCAAACATCATTCGTGGTGAAATGTGCATCGCCTCAAGTTCTTGTAGCCACAACTTGACAGCATATGGAATTGTCTTGGTTTCAATTCCTACCTTGGAACTACACACACGGCACTCATAGATCGCATCTTTATCGTTAATCATTGCGAGCGATCCACAGTTGCGACAGATACCGGTTTCAAAAGGATCTGAAACGTCCATCAACCTCTCTTTGGTAAAGATGGAAGCACCGTGTGTCAGCATACAATCACGCTCCATCTCACCTACACGCAATCCACCATCGCGTGCCCTGCCTTCACATGGCTGACGAGTTAAGGATACGATAGGACCACGTGACCGCGAATGAGATTTGTCGATAACCATATGCTTCAGTCGTTGGTAGAAGGTTGACCCTACAAAGATTTCCACTTCCATCATTTCTCCAGTCATTCCGTTATACATCATTTCGTTTCCGTAGGGATGAAGACCAAGTTCCGCCATCTGCTTTGATAGCTCTTCCATTTTCAGATGGGAATAAGGAGTTCCATCTCCAATTGTGCCTTTGCGTGTTCCAACACGACCATACATGGTTTCAAGTAGTTGGGCAATCGTCATACGAGAAGGAACCGCGTGTGGGTTCATAATAATATCAGGACGCAAGCCACTTGAAGTAAAGGGCATATCGCTCTCGTCCAAGATCATTCCCACAGTACCTTTCTGCCCATGACGCGATGAAACTTTATCACCAATTTGAGGTACACGTTCTGAAACCACCCGGACTTTCACGAACGGATATCCATCCGAATTCTTATTCTGCCAAATGCCGTCTACACGACACGGCTCACCGCTTTTATGTGTTGTTGAAAGATCCTTGAATTGAAATCCGTGTGGGTCACTACGCATATTCACAACCTTTCCAATTAGGACATCGTTTTCTTGTACGATCGAGTTTCGGATAGGAATACCGTTTTCACCGATGGCGTGATACGAAGTATTTTTGAATCCGCGTGTTGCTTCCTGCCGCGGCTTTGCGAATCGCTCTTCACGTCCTGAGACAACGTTACGATGTTCTTCATCTTTGTAAAGCGAATAATAAAGTCCTCGCATAAAGCCTCGCTTTAGCGAATTACGATTCAAGATTACAGAATCCTCCTGGTTGTAGCCTGAATAACACGCGATTGCTACAATCGCATTCTCGCCAAATGGCATATTTTGCATATTGAGAATACGTGTCATCTTGGTCTCGACCAGAGGACGTTGGGAAGAACACAAGATATAGGCGTTCTTATCCAGGCGTTTCTGGTAATTGGTGGCATACAAACACATAGCTTGTTTACCCATTGCAGATTGATAGGTGTTTCGCGGTGACTGATTATGATCTGACAACGGAATTGTCGAAGCCATATGACCCAAGATCATCTGAGGATGAATTTCGCAGTGAGTGTGAACACTTGTAATTTCATCAGGCATCATTGCGATACGAACAACCTCGGACTCAGCGGGATCAATATATTCGACACAAGTCTTAATCCAATCGTTCCAATTACTGGATGCGGGAGGAGGCAGAAGTTTGCCGTTTTCAACTCGAAACACAGGTCGTACAAGACGTCCCGCATCGGTTTCTACCATAATCTGTTTATTCAGAATCTGCCACGCGATGGAGATGTGGGGATGAATACGGCATGTAATCTTTGCCTTGCGAAGAGCACTGTGAACCTCGACCGGATTTTCAGTGTGAGCTATAATCACACCGTTCAGAAGAATCGCAACTTCACCCGTTGAACTTACCGAGTTTACCCAACGAACAGATGTGAGTGCCTTCAAAAGACTTGTGACGACCAAGGAAGGAACATGACCAGATACCGTAGTCATCAAACTCATTGTTTTCACAATACCGACGGAATGACCTTCTGGTGTTTCCACGGGACATACAAAGCCCCATGAAGTGCCATGTAGTTTGCGAGGAGCCAACAACTTGCCTGACTTCTCGACCGGAGTTTGGATTCGTCGGACGTGTGACAGTGTTGCGGAATAGGACATCCTGTTCAACACTTGGGACACACCGGACTTAGTAGCGTTAGAAAGAGCGGTGGAATTTGAAGTGCCCAAACCCTGAACTGTAAAGTTCCCTGTGGCAAGTGCTTGCTTCATCTTTCCTTCGATTGACGAAACCTTCAAAATCTTGTACAGATTGGAAAGTGTGAGTGCTTCGAGTGGTTTGCCTGATCGTTTCCAATTATCATTGTTGATTTCATGAACAAGCTTGCTCCGAATATCCTTACACACTTTCTGAAACAGTTGACGGAATAAGTGTGTAAGAAGAGCACCTGTTGTGACAACACGCTTGTTTGGATACGAATCGCGATCATCAATCTTTCGCTTACCAGTCGCAGTCTGAATAAGCTTTTTCAGCATTCCTGAGAGAATTAAGATCTTACGAGCAATCACGACTGGGTGAGTGAGCGTCTCACCCGCAAGATTCACATGTGGCAGAAACTCTGAGAGTAGTAAGCTGCGAATGTGACCGTGCTTATCCTCGTTCGTGGAAGGGTATTGAAGATGGTGAGACAAATATTCAATCGCAGTTTCTTGTGTGAAGATGTTCATATCTGCTGCTTCTTTGAAGGATGCCGCAAGATAGTCGTCCACAGTATCGTCTACAAGATCATAAATCTCCTTGTCTGACAAGATCCCAATCGCACGAAAGAAGACCATTAGAGGAATATCTTCCTTGAAACGAGGGATACAGATTGTCAGTGGGAATCCAAGACCGTTAAACTTGGCTTGAATACGAATCTCCACCTTTTTCGGAGGCATAGTGAATGATTCGTGGAGAGACTTCATTTCAACAGAATGGCTGAACTTTGACGATGTCTTTTTGTTGAAGAAGACCATGCTTCGATTATCTGCGACCTTTTCCTGTGAAAGAATGATACGCTCACTGCCGTGAACAACAAAATATCCGAAAGGATCACCGGTACACTCGCCCAGATCGGACAGAGGAACGGGAAAGTCTTTCAGGACACACAAGGAAGAACCCAGCATCACTGGAATCTTGCCGATGGAAATACCCTCAAATACTTTGGAGTGCTCGACCATATCTAGGAGACCCGCACCTGAATATGAACGTGCTGTAAACTTGATGTCTACAAACATTTGTGCCGCATATGTAAAGTTACGCACACGAGCTTCGTACGGCAGCATTTGTTTGAGTCGTCCTGTTGCCTCTTGAATGCGAGGCTTCATATAGGTGACATTGTCAAATGAGAGACGGAATTCATACTTGTACTTTTTCGTGACATCATCTTGTTCATGCCAAACTACGATGGGTGCGGTAGAACGAAGAACAAGAGGGATCTTGTTATAGAGAAAATCCTCAAATGGTTCAACCTGACCCTCGGAGAAACGCTGGACGCCATCCTTAAAGAATGTCTTAATAGCTTCCTCCCACATATTGTTAGGATAACAGACTGCTCGTAAAAGAATATCCATTTTGAATAAGAATGAGCCAGAACTTTAGTCCAGAAGCTGTTCCTGGTCGGGCAGGAGTCGAGTACAGGATTATTAAAGGTGGAGATCCCAATTTTGGACTTAACACGGGTGAAACTACTAAAAAGGTAGGTGGAGGTGTATATTCGATCGACGCCAGTATGCGTCCAACGTACGCAATGCCTACAGGTCCAGGAGGTGGCGGACGACGCAGAAAGGCAACACGTACATTTCCTCGTGGCATTCTTCGTAAGACCCACAAGATTTTGCCGTCTGCGAATCCATCAAAATTACCTCCTACACGCAAGAGATCTGTTCGGCTCATGACAAATAAAGGGATGGATGCCGCTCGTAAAACAGCCAAGTCGCGTGCCGCAAAAACAGACATCAAAACGATACGTAAAATACTCGTTGAGAAGAAGTTGATAGCTTCTGACAAGAAGCATGTAGATCCTAATATGTTGAGATCATTGTATGCCAATGCTGTTGGAGCAGGTCTAATTTAGTATCTCGCTTAAACAATGACAAAAGCTTGGGGACCCCTCGGATGGGCAACACTTCATTCAGTAGCCGCAATGTATTCTGATTCTCCAACCGATTTGGAAAAAGCACTCGTAACACGCTGGATTGAATCCTTTCAGCGTACAATTACATGCGAAATGTGCCGAAGTCATTTTGCAACTCTACTAAAAGAGTATTATTCTACCTACCCTGATTGGAATGCCTCACGAACAAACCTTGTTCATTTTGTACTGCGAGCACACAACACTGTCAACGCAAATATTGGGAAACCGGTGTATGGAGCAGAAGATTGCCTCCGTCTTCTAAAAGAAAATATACCTCCTGAAAAGGCAGCAACAATTCGTCAAAGCTACATTGTTTACGTTCGTAAAGAATGGAGCAGAGATATGACGATGACGGGTATTTCCGCCGTGAAATACATTAAAGATTTAATAACGGTTGAACAAGATTATTGGTCAAAGAAGGGGTTTTCATGGGATGATATTCAGATTACTCAAAATATTGGACCACTCTCTTCAGCAAAAAAGACTCCGCAAATCCGAGCTCCTATAAATATCCCACCCTTTTCTCTCAAACTCCCCACGGTTCGATTCTCGTTTCTTTCAAGGTAGAACCGCATGGCAAAGACATTCTGGGTTTTGATTCCCACACGTATCGTTTCATCCAAGGTACTCGTGTATCTTTTTCTTCATCATACAATTCATCTGGATATGCCACCCGCTTCTTTGCTGTTCGCAATGAAGTAGATGGCAAAATAAACTGTAGTTGCTCTGTAATCGTGAACGGTTTTACAGTAGAGGGATACGAAATTGCTTCCTCCTTATAATCGTTCAATTGACACACAAGTGGTGCGTCTGGATACGGATAATACCATCCCCAATCAGGATGTTTATTCTCTGTGAAATAGGAGAGTGTCCAATGAAACGTTTTCCAAAACGCATCTACAACCGGTTTGCTATCCGCCACACCGTCCAAGATATGCGTGTTGTACTTTTCCTTGAGATGTTTACCATCCAATGAAACAATCGATCGTTCGAAAGCATTACCACGCGATTGAGTACGCTCCAATAAAAATGGAAGCTCTTCTTTCCCTGCGTGAACTAAAAACGCAGCACGACCACCCTGAGTTACCAACGAACACTTGTTCTGCTTGTATATGCGAAGTGCTCGTTCATGACCGCCTTCTCGCAAAGAAAACATTCCAAGTGAAGGCATAAAGTCATTCCCAAAACACAGGACACACAACCGAATATATTCGTCAATCGGAATATCCAATTTCTCGGAAAGTTTCCAGACGGAAAGTGTTGCAAATCCCTGGGATTCTTTCTTGAATGTTTGTGCCTCTCGTAACAAATGAAATGATCCGGGTGTGGAAAGACCTTTCTGCGATAGCGTAAGCAAGATCAAATCCGCATCCAATCCGTAGACAACAATCGACTCACGCTGGTTAGGAGGTAGTGTTTTTAGCCACAGTAGAAGTTTATGTTCTCCTTCGCCTTGCTGAGATGTATCCGAAACAATCGCATTCGGAAACGATTCGCGAATTGCTATTGCCAAACTTTTCATATACGGTGTCTCAGGCGAAATTTGGTGTCTATCAAATACGGGAGTTTTTTCGGGAGTCCGAAAACGACGATAGCGTTGCTGAACCATTTTTGCGTATGGAACCATCCCGTCCATCGCAATATACAAAAACTGTGTTGGAGAACATACTGTATCTAGCAACACTCGCAACGCATCTACAATACTTTGAATTGGGTTCGTATCATCCATATATTGATGAATCAAGCAGTTGAAATCAATTGCGAGTACAGCCGGTCGTAAACAATCATGTACTTTGCTTACAATACCCTTATGTTGCCGAATCAACGACGCGAAATAATAAGGGATGCCCATACCTTATTAGCTCGGCATATCTGAAAGATACTTTCGTATATAAATACAAAATGGTCAAAAAACTTATGGGGGGTGCAGTTTCGTCTACAACAATATTATTGGTAGTGGCTGGATTGGCAGTAATTGGATTGGTTATTGCGTTCGTGGTTGTTCCCGCAGTAAACAAGTCGTCTTCGCAAAACTCCAAGCATAGCGGAGGTGCTCCCGGATGCTCTTCGTGTCCTCACAATAATTCTTGAGTAACTATAAATGGTCAAACATACTGGTGGAGCACTTGAAGGTTACACTGCCATAGCAGTATATGCTGTTGGCGGACTTTTTGCGTTATGGATTCTTTACAAGGCGTTTTTCAAGCAGTGTCCAGTGATGAAGCCTAAAGAGACTTTTGATGGTGGGGGTGGATGTGGTTGCAACAAGAAGTCTAGTAGTTACTGAGAGTTTTTGCGGATGGATCTGACGTTTCAGGAGACCATTTAGGCATCCATTTGTAAGGAACTAACTCTTGAGAATAATACTTGTTATACAACTCTTTATAATACGCTTCTTCATTCGGAATAGATTTCCAAGGAACATTCTGTGACATTCCGTCAGAGAATGCTTCTTTCTTTCGGTACAAAATTAGGGATGGAAGATACCCCGCAAATGCGTGACGTAATACCTGCTTTTCAATCTTTGTTCGACGAAGAGATGTTGGGATCGAAAGCCATGTCGCAACAAATTGTTTATCCAAATACGGCGTTCGTGGTTCCAATCCGTGAGCACTAATACATCGATCGCTTCGTAGTACATCAAAATAGCATATATCTTCCAACAAGCGAACACATTCATTCTCAAATTCAACATTGCTAGGTGCTTTCTGAAAATATCGGTATCCTCCGCCAATTTCATCAGATCCGTCGCCGTTAAACACTACTTTGATATCTGTATTTTTACGAATATATTGACCAACCAGCCAATTTCCTACCGATGCCCTAACAGTTGTCACATCGTGGGACTCCAAGCTTTTAATCACTTCTTCAATAGCATCTTGGTACTGCTTTTCTGTAATAACAATCTCGTGGTGTTTTGTTTTACAGTGAGCGGCTACAATCCGAGCACATCGAAGATCTTCAGAATCTGCGAGACCGATACTGAATGTTTGGAGATTGCCAACATGTTTTGCAAGGATTGCGACAATCAAACTACTGTCAAGACCGCCAGAAAGCAGTGCTCCAATCGGTCGGTCTGAAAGCAGTCGTTTCTTAACCGAAGTTATCAGTGCATCGCGTAAAGCACCTTCTGCCGAATGTGTATTTTTGAAAAACGGTTGTTTAATGTGTGGAATTTCATGGTACGAACGAAAGCGACCGTTTTGAAAGAATGTCCCTGCTGGAAATTGCTGAATATGTCCTCCCAAATTTGGAAGTGCCTTTGCTTCACTTGCGAACGCATCCTTTTCCTCCATAAAAAGCGGTCTTACACCATACGGATCACGTATCACTGTAAAATTACCGTTATTCACAACAATCATCGCAAAAACACCATCCAATACACGACAAAACTCGGTGACAGATCGTGTCTTCATAAACAGTTCAGGCAGAATGGAGCAATCCGACCCTCCTTCAGGAATTGTGATTCCGTAATCTGTTGCGAGTTGTTTATAGTTGTAGATCTCTCCGTTACAAACAACATAGATAGAGCCTTTTTGGACAGGCTGCATTCCTGCTGACCCGTTGATCGAAAGAAGAGCAAATCCAAGAATAAACCCATCTCCCGTCACAATATTAGTTCCATCAGGTCCTCGATGCTTCAACTTTTTAATAAGGGCTTTCGCATCAACAATGTGCTTCCCAAAATAGCCTAATATCCCGCACATTATATATTTATACAAACATTGTTTAAGCGAGATACAAAGCGATCAAAAACGCCATAGCAGCATCTGATCTAGGATCGTGTGCTCTTCCCAAGGGCAAGAAATCATAGTGTTTCAAGTCTTTTTCTAGGCACTTATATGTACCTTCTAATTTCGCAGTTCCGCATTTTTTGATGCTTTGTGGATTCCACGTAGCAATATCAAAAACACCTGCCGGATGAGTGTATGTGATACCGTATTCTTCACAAGCATTCTTGAGTGCCTCAATATCTTCCTTTCCTTTCACAACAATAAGTGATTGGGAATACATGGTCATAAACTTCTTTAGAGCCGAATGTGGTCTGTGATGTTTTTTCACATTGGAGTCTGCCAAATACGTATCTACACTCTCTTTATCAAGATCTTCGTGATCATTCTGAATCCTATTTTGTATTTTATCGAGTTTATTACGTGTTCGAGCCCCAACAACCGAGAATGCCGAAGATACATACGAAATATGCTGTTTTTGGGGAGGAGAAAAGGTTACTAAAAAGTCCCCGTCGTATGCCCAACCATCATCGTCTTTTGTGATATAAAACCCGCCTAGTTCTCTAGGGAAAAAACGTTTGTTTGCTCTCCAAAACTCACAATCAAATGCGAGTACAGATTTGTGTTTTCCTGCCAATTTATCCATTATACTTACTTAGTAAAGAATGCTAGACGAGCAGCTCGAAGTTGCTCAACAGTTTTTGGTAACGGCAGTGAGCATTCCATTGTATTTTCTTCCAGCTTACACATGCGAGTCCATTCTTCTTTTGTGGTCTTACGTAGAGTACCCAAACAAATCGATAAATCTTTTGCGGTCTTTTTGCCCATGTGCGTCACGTAAGAGCAGTTCGTCATAACGATATACCTTTGGTAAGGTCCCGTTCGCATACACATGGCATAAAAGGTTGACAGTGCTTTCCAGGTCACTACGTTCTTTTTGAACGACACGTGTTTCTTGTATTTACATTGGACGGCTGAATACTGCCCGTCCCTTTCAGCAATAATATCAATTCCAGTGTCTCGGCGTTTCAGGGTGAGCTTTTCCAGTACGTCTTCGGGAACATCGGGTAGTCTCCACACATTCGTGTATCCCAAAACGTTTTTTAAATACAAAACACAAAAGTCCTCGAAGATATCTCCTCGGACTTTTTTGTTGTCGCGTGTTCGCATCTCTGTAAAGGTGTGAGCAGGTTGCTCATAAAACTTCTGACACTCCTCTTCAAACGCATCCCATAAATTAAGAGGACTTTTCAAGAAAATTGTGTGTAGTAACGACTCCATTCCGTATAGTTAAAAAATAAGACAGACTAAATCCAGATCCGTTTTAATCAAATGCTTCAATCCACGCAGCCCACTGATCTTCGGGTATGTACAAATCCTGAAGAACCTTTTTTGCCCTGCCAACTTTGTCACCTTCCGAATCACTCGCAATCGCTGCCATCTTGTTCTGTAGAATCTCACCTTGTGCAACAGCGGGCTGAATGCCCTCGATATATCCGCTCACAATGTTACAAACCCGCGACAGATTGCCTTGGGCACACATCCCGATATTGTCCGTCATCTCATCACGAACACGTGTATAAAGCTCCTCTTTCTCGGGATGAGTCTCGATAAACGCCCACACCGCATCGAGTGCCCTTGGGTATGCCCTCGGAATTTCGTAGATTGTTACGGGTTCGCAATAGTGTTGTGTTAGGTGGATGATTGCCCTCGCCGGAAGGTTACATTTCACAATAATAGATCCCAAAGTTGTCTGACCCCGGGGTACAATGATTTCCATCAGTTTGTTAAAGATTCGTGTTACGTGCTGTACCGTCCGTGCCCTGTGAACATTTTGGTTGTCGTGAATGAATGCCGCTCCTGCCTGGTTGTTGTTGTTGTTGGCTTGTGCAATCGCAATCGGAATAAAGTCCCGAAGACGAGTGATGTGCCCCTGACCCAGAACGTTAAGATTCAAGAAGCAGCGTTCCAGGTTCCCCCGATTCTGTATAGGAAGCAAGTGATACTGTGCCCCAAACCTAGGTGCGAATACATTCCGGATATAGTCGACATCGTAGAGCGTCGCAAGGCTAATTTCAGGGAACAGAACGTTGAGGTTGATGAAGGCAAAGGCATACCATTCGTGCATCAACGGAATCTGTGCCTGATGACCTACCATAATACACCGATGTTCCGCCAACAGCTGGTTGTTTCCTACCCGAAACCGTGTAAACATATGAATTTGATTTTTAGTAAATGTGCCGGTAAATTCGGGATAATCCTGACGAATTAAGTCCTCGCCCTCCCGAATAATTGTTCGAAGCTGCTCTTGCGTCTGTTGAAGCAAGAATTGCTCCTCGTGAAGCTGGATCCGATGCCTAAAGTCCGCCCGCGTCACCATGAACATGAATCGTTTTATAAGCTGTAATTTGGTAAAGTTTTCACTCTCTTCCCTAGACCCAAACTTGTCGTGGCTGTGAGTGCCACATCTGTCACTACCCGCTTTCGCCTTTGCACCGCAGTCGCATCCGTCTGATTTAATTCCACTACAATTTACCCTCGGCATCCTTATTCCCACTCAATAAATTATCGGGTTTTTTTATCCGTTTTCGTGAGTATTTCACGAACGATTCGTTCTGCTTCGGGTAGTGTCATCTTTTCAATTCCGTTCGCGAGGTTTCGGAGAGCCGAGTCCAGGATATCCCATTCTGAATCGTCCCAGTGTAGCAGTGTTTCTCTCGTGATTCCGGTAGGAAAGCGTTCCAACAACACACCATCTACATTACCTTTCATCTTCATATAGCAACGAAGTTGAATGAGGTCGTATTCGGGTGGAGATCCCCAAAAGTGTTTGCGGTTTTTAGTTTCAACGATTCTGTCTCCGGATGTTCCATCAATGTATCCCACGATTATGTAGTGAAGACTTTCATATCGAACAGGAGTATTACGATTTGATACAGCGATACCCGTTTTAGCCCCCAGTTCATCTTCGGCAATTGATTCCATCCGAGTACCTCGTTGTTTCTGAATTTGGCTTGTCAATGTCTGTACAACCGGAGAAACTTCTAGTTTTTCCAGCTCTTGCTTCACAGTCGTTTCTCCCTTCAAAATCCGCTCACCTACATTTTGTAACTCGGCGGTTATCGCGTTACCGGAAATCGCATCATTCAAGAGAGTTTCCGCAGTACGCTTTTGAAACTCCAAGATAGTCTGTTTGATTTCCTTTTGAGAGGTGGATACAATCGTCTCCGAAATAGCTTTTTCAATATCTTGTTTAACCGATGTTGGTGCTATTTCAAGAATGTCTCGTTCTGTTAATGAATCTGCGGCACTCGCAAACGCACTCGCAAATCGGGGCATTTTTGAGAGAACACGGTACAGACTTTCATTCTTCGACTTGAATCGGTTCTTTCCAAGAAGAGACGCGATTTCAGATGCGTAAAATACCGGCTTCATTTTATTTGATATACAATGTGTTCTTGGTATATTCCTTTCCGTTTTATCACCACGAAAAGTTCAAGAAATGAAGACGACGATCCGGGGGCGGTTCTTCCTCCTCCTCTTCCTCCTCCTCCTCATCATCATCTTCTACGATAATTTCTAGCTCCTCGGATTCATCATCTTCTTCTTCTTCTAGCATCTTCTCGATTTTCTCGACACGATTTGCGAGTTCGGGAGATGGTGGCTCTTCAAGCTTCGCAATACGGGCATTGACAACCTTCTGACTCTCAGCCAGCTCTTTCCGGAGTGTCTGGATACTCTTATTAACCAAGTCTGTTAGAACATCAGATTGCTTGGAAACAGCAACAGAACTAGCACACCCCATTTTATAGTAGAAACGGATATGCCTTTAAACGCTCTGAATAAACTCCCACTGTAAGTAGTCACAAATCTTCTTCCAAATTTGATCGTGAGCAATTAAACGATCTCTTGATTTCAAAAGAGGGAAATGGACTTTGTATTCATCCAATTCAAGAAGCTCCAAAAACTTATAAATGATATACGCATAACTCAAAAAATTCCGACGATCATCCGGACAATACAATAAAAAAGGAGCCTGAATTTCCTGGAACATAGCTCGTATCTTTTCTTCAATTTCAGCAGTTATTGTAGGAGGTGGATTACCATTCAAGCGCGACAGGATATGTGTTGCGTGTTCATAATACCGATTTCGTTCTAGCTTTTTCAGTATTTCACGAACCTGTTGTTCAGTGAGCGAAGCGATATTATCAATTCGTCTCTTTTTCAACTCGCAAATAACTTCGTTCATAACTTCATCCGGAATCTTTGTGCTTTCTTTTGCTTGAAACTGATTCAAAATTTCATTCAGGTGATTCATCTTCTTATATGCGTAATTATTGCGCTCTTTTGGCGGATCACGAAATCCAGGTGAGTCTGAAACAACTAGCGCATACTCTTCCGATCCACACTTTGGACATACCAAAATACCTTCCGCAGTCAGTTCTTCTCTAGAAATATTACATACGGCACAATGTTCCGCCATCTTTTTCAGCGTTTCTGCTGAATCGGTAGTTCCCAATCCATTTGATAAGCCCATTCGCTGAATATATTCCTCAAAAATCTTGCGTTTTGTAGGTGCCTCTGTTGTATCTGCCGGCTGAAACAACTTGTCAAAGGTTGTCAATCCTGATCCAGGAACAAATGCCGCTATTTTCGGTGCTAATTTCCGAGTTTGCGTGTAATAATCCAGCATTATATCGCCATTCTGTAAGTAATACTTTGTGATCGCATTGTCAGTAGTTGTTTGTGATCGTAAACTTTCCAACTTACGTTCGAGAGATGATCTTCTAAACACATCATCAAATTCGAATGATTGTACCGGTATTCCTGTCAACTCTCTCTCCAGTTTCCGAATTGTTTCATTTATTTCTGAAATCTTGGACGGTTCAGAATTTGAGCGTATCAATTCAACATGGCTCTGATGAAGAGAGTCAAGTGTACCTTTTGTTTTTTGAGACGTGGAAGTATCCTTTGTCTTCTTAACCTTGAACACATCTGACATTATTTGTCTTCACATTTCTTCTTAAAGCTTGTTTCCCACAAAAAACAGGATTCCACATACAGCCACACCCCACAGTACGTAGGGTGTCATATCAGTCGGTTCAACCAGCTTTAAAGGAGAAAAATGATCCCCAAAATAAGGGGAAAAGCTTTCAGATGTTGGAGGGGCGCCCGAGGTATCCTCAGCAGGTGGAGGAGGATTGTTTCGTGCATTTACAGCTGCAACTTCTGACTCTTCCAAGTTTTTTTCAAGTACAGGTGGGGCAAGCTGACAGTATCCCATATTCTGTTCAAATTCTGGAGTCATAAAGTGTGTCGAAGGCATCCCGGGTGTCCCATTTACATCTGTAACTGGACAGGTGATTGCTCGACAAACAGGTACACCATCCATATACAACGCATTCATCATTTTAATAGGGTTTAATGAAGCAATATCTCCAAACATACCGGGTATAATGCCATCTAATAACCCGGGTCCTATCGCGTTTTTTAAATTTGGGGGTAGAGCATCTTCTCCACCCAATTTGTTGTCTATATAAGACCAACGCGGTATCACACCTCCACCTGGGGCTTTGCACATTCCACCTGTTTCAACAAACACTTCATTGCCATAGGGCGAACCGGGTCCAGTTACAAGATCACCAACATACGTACCTACAGCACGTGCGTTTGTGATAAGCTGTCCGATATCTCCTTCTGTACCTACTCCCAAAGAAGGAGGTGTTCGGATACTGGATGTATAATCAAACGAAGGTCCCAGAACTTTATCTAGGGCACTGTCTGTTCCAGATTGAATATCGTCCCATAACCCATTACCTTTGAGTTCAGCCATATTATCTCTTTACAAAATCTATTAATTGTGCCTGAAATGCGGGATTTGTCATAACACACGGTCGTTGTGAAACCATACGCACAATACATTCCGCAAATGGAATCCGAAACGTTTTGATGACGTATGCCGCTGCTAAAAATGCCGAACGGTTCATACCTGCTTGACAATGTACATACACTCCTCTACAAAGAGGATCTTGGAGATAGGCGTCCATCGTTTCTTTGAATTTCGCATACCACGTGTTGAAAATATGAACTTGAACGCTATCGATTGCCTCCAAACATGTATACGGAACACTCGTTTTTACATGAGATGGACATGCACCATCATCTGCACAATTTATGATATGTGTTATTGAAAACGCCTTCATAAAATCAGGTGTGAGACGAGAGCCGTTGCCAACCCAAATACGGGGAAAAGGATTGGCAACTGGATCGTGAATAAATCCTCGTGAACGTCGACGACGCATATGTAATTGTGTTCGGAACCATCCAAGAGGTGTCATATCTATCCTCTGTCAACAACCTTTATACGTTAACAAAAACGGATTACATAGCTTCTTCTAAATTGGAAGAGCAGCAGAAAGGATGGCAAAGTTTCAACCGATGTTAGCTTCACCGGTGGTGTTGGAGAACGTGGTGTATCCGGTGATGTGTTCACCAAAGTATGATGGGATTCGGTGTATTATTAAGGACGGCGTCGCACTCTCGCGAAAGCTGAAACCTATTCCTAACAGGCACATTCAATCAATGTTGGCTTCGTGTCCTCCCAATCTGGACGGAGAGCTAATGATTGTTGGAAAAACATTCAACCAAATTCAGTCCGCAGTAATGAGCGAGGACGGCAAACCGGAGTTCAAGTATTACGTGTTTGACATCATCAACAAGTACGAGTATTCCGACCGCGTCAATGATTTGATGGAGATGGATCTCCCCGCGTGCTGCGAGATTGTGGTTCCTTTGATGGTGGAGACGGAAGAAGAGCTTCTAAAATATGAAGGAGAGTGTCTCGCAGAAGGCTACGAGGGCATTATGATTCGGTCAACGGATGGACCGTACAAGTTCGGTCGTTCTACACCCAAACAAGGCTACCTTTCCAAGCTTAAACGCTTTGAGGACGCAGAAGCCACGATTGTGGGGTTTGAAGAGCTACAACACAATATGAATGAGGTGGAAGAGGATGAACGCGGATATACGAAACGTTGTCACAAGAAGGCAGGGATGGTTCCTGCCGGGACACTAGGAGCATTTGTGGTTCGGGATGGAGACCGAGAATTCAAGGTCGCGACAGGTATGACAGCAGAAGAACGCCAGCTTTATTGGGATACCCAAGATGAGATGGTAGGTAAGTTGGTCAAGTACAAATTTCAACCATCAGGGGCAAAAGACTTGCCGCGTTTCCCAACCTTCTTGGGAATTCGGCACCCTGACGACATGTAAAATGATTCAAAACGGATTCACATCATTTTTCAATGTAGATGATACCATTAAGATGATGAACACTAGCATTTCTGCAACTTGGCGAGGTGCCGCAAATGAACCGGACGCACACGAAGATCAGTTTCCAACAGCATTTCAGCTCATTCGGGAGCCTCTGGATCACGCAAACAAACAAGTTCTCGCAAAAAACATTGTAATCACATTTGATATCTGCGATGTGTATACGTTCGTCAAGGTCTTCAATGATGGAGATGGTGTAACACCCGAAGGAGAGATACGCTTTATGTCATGGGGATGTCCGTCTTCTGCGAATGGTACAAACATGTATGGGCAAGGCACTAAAAAAGCATGGGCAAAAGGGTGTCCAAAATACGAAGATTCCACTGCATATATGGAGCATCGACGCGTGGGTTCAGAAGCAGGTGTTCGGTTTGAAGCACCTTATATGGGCTTGAATACAGCCCGTACACCACTTGCGAGTATTCCAGTTGGTGTCACAAACGGGTGGAACATCTTGAATTCACGACTTGGAGATATCGTTGAGACGCCTCTCAAACTAATTACTACAGCAGAAAGGCTGGTTCGTTCGAGGTATCCACAAAGCTCGTTTGATACAAAGAAATGGACCATCGTCGTCAAGAAGAATGGCGATGAAATAATCCGATCATCGTCTGAACTGTGGAAATCGCTGAAAGAGGATGTTCGGGCACATTCGACATGGAACACCGAGATTCAGATCGGTAATATTCGAGTGAGTTCCTTCTATCTTCCGAGCGAACTACCGAACAGTATGTGGGGATCATACGGAAAAATCGGAGGACAGAATGCAAAGCACTGCTTTGTTTCGCTATCAACAGATGACGTTGGTATTGAAATCACACACTATTCGGACATATTCAACCGAATCGGTCACAACGAGTGGGGCAAGCACTGGAAGTTCTTTGTAAACTTTATCGGTCCTTTCTCACCTGTACCGTGTACTACCAAAGTTCAGTATGAACGTACATCCGAGGAATGGAAGACATTCCGTGAGCAAATCAACGCACCTGACGTACAACAACAACTTCACCCGTGGAATAAACGTCCATCTGAAGCGAACGAGGATCAAGCGAGTATCGTATCCGACGATACGCAGATTACCGAGCCTCTACCAAAAGAAACATGGTTTGTTAAGAATGGTTGGGCGCGTAACGGTTATGTTGTAGAAGAGCGTGACGACGGAATGACAGTGCTTACACCAAGGTCGTTTCCCAGGACTCTTGAAGATCATATTTGCGGTATGAAACTGTTTGCGGGATTTGTAGTTCCTTGTTATGCCGAAAGCGATGGTCTGTTGATGAATAGAATCACGATTGTATGGAAATCACCTCACGATTTGGAACGTGCTCGAACAGATATGATAGACTACTTTCCCTTCGCAGTGTGCTTCGTATTTGACAATTAAAAGTTAAAAGTTAAAACGGATCGCACAAACATTACTACTGTTTTTCAGTAAAAATGTTTATGAAGACGTTGATTAGCTTATTCGCACTCAAGAAGGCTACGATTCGCAACTGCGGTAGTCCTGATGATATTGCGACTTTCAAATACGCACGAATCTATCCCGATCCTCCAGAACCCGGCAAGAATTCAACGGTATTGATCGGTTATCATATGAACCAAAATTTAGGTGAAGGTATTCAAGTTTGCTCTTCGTCCATCAATTGGATTCCGCTGTCGGATGAAAAAACAATGATTGGACCTTTGCCAATCGGTAACGGAATGTTGAGTATCTCTGGACTCTTTCCTGAAATTCCAGGTCGTCTTCATACCCGAATCGCATGGACAGATGTTAATCAGAAACCAATCATGTGTGTTGAGGGTATTTATATCAGCGGCTGAAGTCTAAGTCTAAATCAGCGGCTGAAGTAGTGACTGTAAAACATAGATCACTACCACGCCAAGTGCTCCCAAAAACGCAGCTCCATACATTGAGACAACACCCGATCCTGAATACGCGTGAGGGATGAAGCGTAATACGAGAGACTGAAACTGTGTCAACGAAATCAGAGTAACGCCTAAAAAGATACTGACATATGTAAGAATGTTTTTCAGTACCATTTTTACTGCTGGGACGGGAAGGACGTTGCCTCCGGGAGGAGGAGGCGAATAAGTTTGAGTTCCGGGTGTCATAACAGGCGTATATGTCGTGGCAGATGGAAGAGGAGGCAACGACTGCGACGATCCTCCTGAAGGCATCAAGGCATCCAAAGGCGTGGCGTCCATTTATGTTAGAATTCTGAAATTACGCAGATGGTTCGGACGCATCGACAATTCTGAAACGATAACACTTCCCGTTTCGTTTTTGAATGGAGTTTATGATTTCATCGGTATCAATCGCGGGAACGGTATATTCTTTACGAACGCGATGAAACAGCAGTGCCGCAATACCTAATCCAATCACAATCGAAAACAGTGCGTTGGCTTCGGGTTTTTTAAGAATGTCTGTTATCATCACCATTTGTGTAACATCGACATCAAATTTAAAGAGTCAGTTTCAGCAGTACAAGGAACTTCCACCGACTTTACTTGGAAAAAGCCATTATCAACTTTGGGATTTTTGAATACGATTCCGGGATTAGAAGGATCGGGAAGAACTTTATGAAGAAGTGTTGGCGGGACAAACACACTACACACAACCATACCTGCCAAAAAGCCCATAAATAGATAGAATGGGTTAAACATTGTTAATTAGCAACACTAGGTTTCTGATGGATCGCATAAGGAAGCATATACAGTGAAAACAGTGCGAGCACCATCTGTCCATTCACCGGTAGTTTTGAAGCGAGTTTTGCAAAGAGCAATGAACCAATCATCATCCAAGAATCGCCAATAACTGCTGCAAAACCTGCGTCTTCTGCGTATGGTTTTAGAAGATCTATGATTCCGTTAACACCCGGGGAGAGTTGACGAATGATACCTGTATAGAAAAGCAGGTCGTGTACTGTTTGAACCGCAACTGCGACACCGATTAGGATAAGTAAGGATTTACCGCGATAAAAATAGAGTGCGATTGCGATTCCGATAAGGATGGAAGAAATGTCAGACATTAGAGCCCATATTCCAAAATCGGTATACCAGCTATTGATGTATTTACCAAATACACGACGAGCAGCAAAGATAAACGTCCATTCGGTGATAAGAACGCCATTCAACAATTCAAGAGGAGTGAACATTATTAGAATGTTTCTTTTTAGTTTTGAGACAGGTATCTAACCTTTGCTGGGTTTGGTCGTGTCCGTATACTCGAATGTGGCGCAGAAACAGCAAAAGGAGAAGCCGCAGCTGGAGCAGCCGGAGGAGTAGCTGGATCAGCCGGAGGAGTAGCTGGAGCAGCCGGAGGAGTAGCTGGAGCAGCCGGAGGAGTAGATGGAGGGGGAGGAGTAGATGGAGGGGGAGGAGTAGATGGAGGGGGAGGAGGAGTAGCTGGAGCAGCCGGAGAAGCCGCAGCCGGACGTGGAGGAGGCGGACGAGTATCCGATAAACTTATTCCAAAATTATATTCCTTGCGATCTGATGTAGCGATGTAGGTAAAGATATCAGCTCGAGTTCCGTCAGGAAGTTGTCCATCAGCCTTGGGATAAACGATGCTGTATGTGTTGCCTTTATTAGCTGTCTTGAATGCTTCGAGCGCATCATTTAATCCGGGAACCTGACCCACCTCGGCTGGTGGAACATTCATACAGAATGCTATCCCCTCCTTAACTAAGTCAACAAAACCGTCGTTAATCACGCCAATCTCTTCGCTTCCGGGAACACATCTATATTGACTACCTGCTGGTCCGGGTTCTCCGGGTGCTGGTGCTGCGGGTTCTGCGAGAGGTGGTGCTGGTGCTCCGGGCGGTACGAAACCTGCCGGTGGAAGCAGCGGTGCCTGTTCAGCCGGAGGTGGTGCTGCCGGCTGTTCGGGTGCTCCTGCCGGTGCTCCTTGTCCTCCGGGTACTGCTGGTGCTGCTGCTGCGGTTGCTGCGGCTGCTGCGGCTGCTGCTGCTGCTGGTGGTGCCGGTGCTACTGCGGGTTGTTGTCCAGCCGGTGGTGGTGGTGCTGGTTGGATTAGCGAGCCTTCAACAGGACATTCGGTCAATGTTAGACCATCATAATCTTCTGGATAAATTTTTGACTGAGCAATGTTGTCATTATTGAATTTGTACGTTTTTTCAGAGTTCGAATAATATTTAACTCGTATGCTTTCGGGACCTTTATCACCAGTATTTATCCCTCCTCTGAAACTATCAATTTTATAAACTACATCCATTCCCAGAGCACCGCCAAAAAGACTTTTAGAAGATTTCAAACAATTGCCTACGGATAGCTGAATTCTAGATCCATCTAACTTAATCATAGTCACATTATTAGGGGGAGGTTCCACCCATTCTAATACTGGTAGTTCTCCTGCTGCTGGTGTTGAAGCAATTATTTGTTGTGGTATGTGGTGAACAAACGCTTCTGGACATTCTACCTTACGAAGGAATGGAAAATCCTCCCTATCAATAGGCTCTGACGTATCACTGAGTGTCATAAGACTTTTCCTAGCAACTGGCACAAACTTCTTGGCATTTAGGGTTGGTGGAGCGTTAACGAACTCGTCGATCTTATAAAATGTTTGGTTACGAATATCACGCAAACAGTCTCCAACCTGTATTGGAACCTTAACGTTCCTACTGTCATTCTCCGGCTTCCCAGTTACCATATAATACCTTCCTCCACTGAAGTTAATATACGCTTCAACTTCACCGCCCGAGGGTGGTTTTGGTAAAATATGCACTGGTTTCGATAAACAGTCTGTCTTTCGGAGGAACGGATACCTTTCGGATGGTATAGGACCTTCCTTATCAACTTTATAGGTTGCCATTTTGGGCAAAGTGGGAATATAATAGATGGCTCTTAAGCCGGACCAACTGTCTACACCTGTAATCTTATAGTATATTCTGGTTTCTTCATCAATCAAACAACTATCTATTTCTAGCAACAACATAGTGCGGGGATCTACTACCGTGGGACCCGCGCCTTCCTTTTTCCCAGATACAATATAGAAGTTTCCACCAATTCTATGGATGTACGCCTCCGGTTTTGGAGCTGGTAGTGCGGGTGCGGGTACTGCCGCGGGTGCTGCCGCGGGTGCTGCTGCTATGGGTAGTAGTGGTCCTCCGGGTGCTCTTGTGGTGGTGGTTGTTGGTGCTGCTGCTGATCCGGGTGCTGATCCGGGTGCTATTGTGGTGGTGGTTGTGGTTGTTGTTGTGGTTGTTGGTGGTGGTAGTAGTGGTAGCCCGGGTGCTGGTGCTGCTGCTGGTGCTGCCGCTGCTGCTCCTGATCCGGGTGCGATTGTGGTGGTTGTTGTGGTTGTTGGTGGTCCTCCGGGTGCTATTGTGGTGGTGGTTGTGGTTGTTGGTGGTAGTAGTGGTGGTCCTCCGGGTGCTATTGTGGTTGTCGTGGTGGTTGATGGTGGCGGTCCTCCGGGTGCCCCTGTGGTTGTCGTGGTGGTTGGTGGTCCTCCGGGTTCTCCTCCGGGTGGTGGTGGCGGGGGCGGCGGAGCTATTATCAACCCTTCTCGTTCAGCCCTTTCGGTATCACTTTCTATAACGGGGGTTATTGGCGCAAGCGGTGTACCATTCGCACATGCAGCCCGAGCTGCTACCGAACGTTTAGGTTTAGGCATATATTCATTTGTCAACGCGGCATTAAGATTTCGTTTGGATTCTATGTCCGCAACTTTAGCGGTGGCTTCTTCTAAAGCTTTAGTTGCAAGTTCTAACTGTCTCCCACGGCTTCCATCGACTACACTGTAGTAATGTACTGTGTCTCTAACGTTATCAAGTTTCGCCTGGGCAGCAGCTCTTGCAGGTATATACGTATTCAATCGGAATACGTAAACCCCATCCGCCGCGACCAAATCTCTATGTGCATTTTCTGACAATTCGGCGAATGTATCTTCTCGTCTATCTGTCAATCCTACCTTTTCTGGTGTTGAAGCAGCCAACTCGTCCGCCAATGCTTGGAGAGCTCTTCGTCTTGCCGCAGCTGCTTTCGCGGTGCTTTCCAACGCGTTTGCTTCTGCCGTTATCATACGTAACCGCCCCTGCTTCTTCGGAAGTTCTTCAACGTATTTGGCTATGGCAGTTCTTTTGTCTAAATCGACATCGATTGAGTCCATTGCGGCACGTGTAGCTTCAAACGCAGCTAAATCCTGTATCGCCCTATCCTTAGTCGCAAGACCTGGGGATACCAGAGACAGCGCAAGATTCGCTGCTTTGGCAGCATCTTGTTCTTCCAACTTTATCTGATTTACAACCTTTTCGCAAATTTCCGGTCTGATAGGTACATCTATCACTTGTCTTGGAATCTCTTCAAAATCTCTCGGAATTTCAGTTAATTTAGTCGGAGCAGAACCTGTAAACTTAATAGTCCCTTTCTTCAAAGGCATTACCATTTCATAGCCAATAGGAATTGTTAGTGAGCATATTTTCAGCGTTGGAATGTTCGGAGTTTTTATACAGTCTGGTCTGTTTGTTCCAGCAATAGAAACACTTACAGTTTCAGTCAAATATCCATGCAGAGCAACTGTATGGTCGTCTTTACTGACGGGTCCAATCCAAAATCCGTCAAAAACAGCTTCTTGTGTTGTTGGAAACGTAACACCGGGATGATCGGAAACTATTCCGAATGTTCGACTAAATTTGCTAGGAGTAATTGTCCTTCCCTCAAATGTAACTAGACCCAATTTAACACTTTTCACGAGAATGTCAGATACTGATTGTTCTCGCGCAACGAGGTCTCTATATGTTTGCTTATCGCTATACTGTAAAAAATTAATACGCATTTTGTCAGTATCCCTAATCGTTCCATAAATAGTAGTATCTACGGGTATGGAAACATCTCCCGTCGCATTTGTTTTAGCCTTTAATATTGCGCGTTGTGCTCCTGTATTCTCCTTTGTTCTTTTCAGTCTATCTATCGTTTTACGAGCTGCTTTGTGTCCATAAAGCGCCATAGTAGGTATAAACTCGTCATTTACATTATCAAGGAATAGGCGAAATCCCGTAACAATCGCGGAAGTTGGGTCATATGAAGTTGCGGGTGTTGTAGGGTCCAGTCCTATAATACCATAGTTTTCCTCCTCAGAATCTCTCGTGGTAGCGGTAGTGGTAGTAGTGGTAGTAGTGGTAGTGGTAGGCAGTATTGTAGTGGTAGTAGTGGTAGGCAGTATTGTAGTGGTAGGCAGTATGGTAGTGGTAGTAGTGGTAGGCAGTATTGTAGTGGTAGGCAGTATGGTAGTGGTAGTGGTAGTGGTAGTGGGTGGTGGTTCTACTACTTCGGGTACTGCTGGACCAAACGGTGGTTTTGCTCCTGGTATAAGCGGTGGTTTCGGTCTAAAAAGCGGTTTCGGTCTAAAAAGCGAATGTGGTGCGTCTGCTTCTGCTACTACTTCGGGTACTGCTGGACCAAACGGTGGTTTTGCTCCTGGTATAAGCGGTGGTTTCGGTCTAAAAAGCGGTTTCGGTCTAAAAAGCGAATGTGGTGCTTCTGCTGCTGCTGCTGCTGCTGCTGCTGCTGCTGCTGCTTCTGCTGCTGTTTGTGGTTGCGGTCTTAATGCATTACTTCTTGATTGACTCGCTTGAATACTAGTTCCCGCTGCTCCCACTATTGCTGCTGCTGCTGCGTCTGCTGCTACCGATCCTTGTCGTGGCGCAGACTTTGCTCTCCTCGCAGACGATTTAGGCGTTCGTCCACTCATTATGTTAGTGTTAAGAAACGGTCGTGGCGGCAATAAACTGTGCCTCCGCTTCGGCACGTGGTTTATTACGATATACCATATCCAATTTCAATTTAAGCAGTTCTAATCTCGTCATTTTGTTACATCTCGATACTATTTCGTACTGAATTGTTCCAAAACAGTTCTTGGCGAGGTATATCTTTCCTACTCTCCTTTGCTTGAAGAACCAGTTTTGTTGAATAATACTGTGCTACCAAAAATGACAGAGCCAAGCCTACAATCACGATAAATATAAGAATATTAAACCAGGTGGCACCATATCCCACCCGAAACTTTCTTGATTCAGCAAGATTGTTTTGAACACGACTCATCAAATTACTGTCAACCAAGTTGAAGCTCATTACTGTCAAATCACATTTTGAAGTTTCTTAACCAAACACAATGCAGTACGCTGTCGGTGTAGGAACTGCTGTGTGTTGTTTTGCTGCCGCATATGGCGCGCATATGGTATTTCCCACAAAACCTATTGCGGAAGGTGATATTTTGCTAAGCCAATCTACCCTGAATACCTTAAACTTCCTTCCAATTGAGAAACTCCGAGAAATGAAACTTACTCCTCGAAAACTGTGTCAATTATACCTTGATAAACGAGCCAATCTAGCAGATGTCTTGATGATTGTCACCAACAAATCTACTTTTGATGAAGCACTTAAGTTTTTACAAACACAAACACAAACTCCTGAGAATATGTTTTTAATGAGAGCTGTTCACGACCATTATCCAACGAAAGAATTACCTGGATTCGCAGTGTTTGCTCCCACAAGCATGTTTTCAGCTCCTGCGGCTACGTCTCCACCGCAAATTTAGAATAGAGCATTCGTGCCCATGGATGAAAATCAAGCGGTATTTTAATACGGGAATATGCCGATGGATTTACCAACAATGCTCTTACAATTTCAAGATGTTGTGCCAAAGTTAGCTTCTCCGGAATATCTACACCGAGTGTTCCGTAGAGGATTGAATTACACAGTTCTTCCATTATGCTACCGATGCTAGACTGTGCGTATATGGATTCGATCGGAATGCGTCTAGAATTTCTCCGCCAATTCGCGAGATCTCGACTCCCTGGTCAAGTGGCTCAATATACTTTTGTGCTCCAATCTGCTGAGCATTTGCGGCTGTACCCACTACATTCGCAGGATCAACAAACTGGCGTACATTGATCAACATATCTTCATCCTTGTTGGTCTTGTATGCTCCCTGGCTCGATTCGCCGCTATTGATTGCGACATAACCAGGTGTTTGGTAGTTTGTAAGAATTGATGATTCACGACCCGCATTGGTATAGGCTGCCAAGTAAGGATCCACGACATACGAGCCTTCGGGCAGAGCACCTCCTGCTCCACCTCCTACTCCAAAGTATTCACCCACCGTCAACTTCATAAACTGCTCAAATGGCTCTGTAAACGCACGAATATAACTCGAGAACGAAAATGCCGCACCGCCTCCGCCATAGTGCTCGGTCGAAGTGCTTTCACGCTGCTGTGTCTTCATCATCTGACTGGGAAAGGAAGCAGGAGCAACTTGGGCACCCGTTGTTGTCAATAAATAAGGCATGCCACCATCTTTATCCGTGAGAATCCCGAATGTATCCGGTCTGTTCTTATTCACAGGTGCTTGAAGACCGGGGTTGGTCACATAGTGAGAACCGGGCACAATAGGCTGTTCATACGAAAGTTTGGGCTTGTTTGCAGTACGTAGTTCATCGGTTGTACGCGGCTTCAAATACTCTTGACCTTCGTTGAACTGCTGGTAACCGCCCGAAGGAAGATTGGTATATCCATCATTAATACCGGGTCCTACACGTACACGCTCAACAGGCGATACATTCTTCATAGTCATAGAGGTGACCATACGAGACTGGTAAAAATCACTCTCGTTCGCGTTACCAAACACAGGACCCCCGGTACCCGGTGCAATATCATACAAACTCGCAATCTCTCGTTTCTGAAACTGCTCTTTTCCTGTACCTGAAAAGGTGTCAAGAATACTCTGATTTGCTCCTTCACGCATATTCTGTGTCACACGTGATCCAAAGTAAGGAACCATGTTGTTATGACCCTTTGCCTCCTGAGTCACAGGCATCATATCATTGAACTCTTCGGTCGGGCGAGGGTTCAAAAAGGTCTCTTTCGGTTGCTTCTTCTCGGTGTATTGGGTTGCTAATATATAGCCTAGCAAACCAAGACCCGTAAACAGGGCAAGTTGTATCATTACTTAATGTTGAGGGTTAAAAAATCAGTTCTGTCCTCGAAAGGGGGCTCGTGTATTTTTAAAGTATTCAAACGGAGGTATTGCGTGAGCTTGTGGCTTATACACTAGCCACTGAAACACGTTTGGCTGGATACGTTCTTTTGCGAGGGGTACGTTGAAAGAACCGATAAATGGAGAACGAGGCGGAGCATCCTGTGCGTTCACGGGTGTTTGAAATGTCCAGCGCGACCATTGCGTCGTCGCATCATACGTTACAGGCGTGCTCATTGTCTAGTAGCCGGAGGATTTTGTTCTGAAGGTCTCGACGTTCCAGCAGAAACGCCTCTAGATATCCCTCCAAAGAGAGACGATCCTAGTTCGCCAATACCTAGCACAACATTCGTCACTAAACTCTTTCCGAGGTCAAAAATACCTGTGGCAGTCGCAGTGGTACCCTCAGCAACACCTTCGCCGATTGCCGATACACTGCTTCCAATATCCGACGTATTTTTCTGAATGCGTGATCCCAACCCTTTAATACTAGCTTCTGCGGATATAATTGACTTGGAGACATCCGAGTACTCCGACCAATCAGATGTGCTAAAAGGATACACCGATATCTTGTCCAGCATACTCTTCATACGATCAACACCCTGAGCAAACTCTTTGTCAACATCTTTTCCGGTACCCGGTTTCTTGGTGGGACGAATACCGTAGCAATTCACACCAAACTTGGTGGTGGGGTCAAAGTATCCTCCGTTAACACCGGGTCTGCCACACGATATACGCTTTTTAGGATCAACTTCCATCTGTAATTTATCCCACGTTGCCTGCTGCGTAGGGAAGAGAGCGATACCACCTTGTGTCCAGCCATATCCACACCATTCAGCACCACGAGAATAGGCATCCTCTACTTGCGAATAGGTCGCGACTTCGGCACCATATGCTTTACAAACTGTGGGTGCTTTTTCATATGTAAAAATGTTGTTTGCGACATAAAACACTTCTTCAAGCGGTGTTGCAACATATGGCGGCGGCGTGCCATTTGCTGTACTGTCGGGTGCTAACGGTGTTGGGCTGTAATTGATATCAAGTTCGGAGGGTCTTGTTTCAAAGGATATGAATCCAAAATAGATTAGGACGTAGAGCAAGATCGCCAAAAGTAAGCCGAATAGCATAAAGGATGTCGGATCTCGAAACAAAAAGTAGAGGACTGTCCCACCAAGTAGGATTCCTATAAATACTGCGAGAGCTCCCATTAGTTTTCATTAAGGAAATAAAGAAGGATTCGCATATTCGAGGCTACGGGGAACTGGGTGGACGTCATTTCACGAACATGTGTATCGTTTAGCTCATACCACGCATTTCCCGGAGGAAGATGACGGGCATATGTCCACCAATGACCGCCGTTATGACACACGACGGCAAACAAAATGTACTTTTTCGCATTCAATACCAAAACACTTGAATACTCCATAGATGTTCCCCTCGATTTGCGGTGAATCATCAAAATTTTAGGGAACGAACCGAAGAGATCTTGGGATGTACATCCGGTATTTTCTCCGCACTTTTCACAATTCCAAACTGGGATTGGTTTGGGTTTAACAAACTCTTGAATCGTATTTAGAATGGGCATGTTTGTTACAGAGGGTGTCACAGCAATTTCAATCACACTATCTTCGATAAGTGTTTGTGTCTTACACTTATTACAGGTGATTTGATTTGCCATTTTGAATCGAAATGCTTCATCGAGCCACGGCAGTTTATCACATAAATAGACGATGAGTTCATGACTGTCGCCAACATCAAATCCTGCGGGCATGTAGTTGGTCTTGATACACTCAAACAGTTCTTTCATTCCTGAAGTACCTTTTGTTCTCCATAAGGCTTCCAAGCATACTTCTACGGGATTTTGGGTGTCAACATCGTTAGTAATAAACCGTTTGCGTAATGTTGGACAAGCAAACAATCCTTGAAGGGCGGCATTTACCCAGCAACTTCCTCGAACATTTTGTAGTCCGAACATCTCTTCCCTTATTTCATAAATGAGTCAAATGAATTTAAATAGCCAACCGGATCGTTTCCATCATTTTGAAACCCGGACGGACGTTTAATTGCGTCATCTCCTGTCGGTGGATAGCTAACCAATC